ATGGCCACTATTCGCGCTCGGCGCAACGCCGATGGAACGGTGATGTACACCGCGCAGATTCGTATCAAGCGCGGAGGCGCGCAAGTCTATCAGGAGAGCGCAAGTTTCAGCCGGAAAAAGGCCGCTGAAGCATGGGCGCTCCGTCGGGAGGCTGAATTGGCCGAGCCCGGTGGCTTGGAGCGGGCGACGAAAAAGGGGGTACTGCTTCGGAACATCATCGCGCAGTACCTGGCCGACCGGGATAAGACTCGCCCGCTGGGTAAGACCAAGATCGCCACGCTGACCGCCATCGCCGCTTCCCACCTGGGCGATACCATCGACCGGGATATCACCAGTCAGGTGCTCGTTGACTACGCGCTGTGGCGTATGGGGCCGGACGGGGGAGGGGTGAAGGCGCAGACAGTTGCCAATGACCTGGCACATCTTGGGTCGGTGTTAGGAGTGGCGGAGGCAGCCTGGGGGTATCAAGTCGACCCGGACGTTATGGCGAAAGCCCGCAGGGTTCTCAAGAACCTGGGTTACAAGTTGCGCAGCAGGGAGCGTGATCGGCGCCCGACACTTGATGAGTTGGATCGGTTGTTCCAGGCGTTCGAGCGCTCATGGCGATCGCGACCGACCTCAATGTGCATGGCGAAGGTCGCTGCCTTTGCATTGTTCTCCAGCCGAAGGCAGGAGGAGATCATCCGTATCCGGTGGGCAGACCTGGACGAGGCCCGGGGCGCCGTCCTAGTCCGGGATATGAAGAACCCAGGTGACAAGTGGGGTAACGACGTGTGGTGTCAGCTACCCGAGGAGGCAATGGCGGTCATCAAGAGTATGCCGCGGGCCTTTGACGAGATATTTCCATACACCACCGATGCGATTCAGGGGGCATGGAGTCGCGCGATCACTGCCGCAGGTATAGAGGATCTGACGTTTCACGATCTGCGCCACGAAGCGATCAGTCGGCTGTTTGAGCTGGAGTGGGACATTCCCAAGGTGGCTTCGGTCAGCGGGCACCGCGATTGGAACTCTCTTCGGCGATATACCCATCTGCGTGGGTCTGGCGATAAATATGCTGGCTGGGAATGGTTCCCGAAGGTCTTGGCGATGCCGGTGTCCTTCGGGGAATGGGTTTCCAAGAAGAAGTCAGGCCGCCGGCCGGGCTCGGTTTAGCCGTTCATGGTCTTTCAGGGCGACCTCGCGCTGTTTGTCCAGATACGCCGCCAGGTCCGCCAAGTGAATGCCTCTGGCAGCCTTCTGGCTGGACTCGATCCGTGTGATAGGGATCTGGATCTGTCCGGCCAGGACCTTCCGCTGGAACTGCTCGACAGTCAGGTGACTGAAGTAGTCGGCGCATACTCTATTCAGCGGGATGATGGCGAGGCCGTTGTACTGGGCCATGAGAAGGAACAGGGTATTCATCAAGCGACCTCATCCAATTTCAGCGAGGAGGGCGAATGCTGCCGCCGCCACTCGTGGTACCTGCCCGTTGCCAAGGGCTTTAAGGCGGTCCACCCGATGGGCCAGCCCATTATCCACTCGACGAATTCCGGATTCAGGCGGCCATTCTTGCCATCGCGCTCCACCCAATAGTCGAGGCGGTTTCGCAGCCGGGACCGACCATCGACCCGGGTAAGTGCTTTGTTCGATGAGCCTTTGCTCATTGCCGCTGTAGGGGTTGGAAATGTTTCGCCCAACCAGCCAGGCGCGATCGCGTTCATGTGGCGCTCCGAGTTCGGATGCCGATAGACGTATCCACTGCGCGTCATACCCCATCTCGGCAAGATCACCGAGGACCACGGCAAGTCCTCGATGAATAAGCAGTGGTGAGTTTTCCAACTCGATGAAAGAGGGTCGTACCTCACTGATGATTCGAGCCATCTGTTTCCAGAGGCGTGAGCGTGGTCCTTCGATTCCCACTCCAGGTCCAGCTGCGGAAATGTCTTGGCAAGGAAATCCTCCCGATACCACATCAACAAGTCCTCGCCACGGTCGTCCGTCAAAGCTGCATACGTCAGACCAAATTGGGAAAGGCGGGAGTGCTCCATCGGTTTGTCGTTGCGCCAGAATCTGTGCTGCGTAGGCATCGCGTTCAACTGCGCAGATGGTTCGCCAGCCGAGCAGGTGGCCTCCAAGTATGCCTCCACCAGCGCCTGCGAAAAGAGCCAACTCATTCATAGCGTCTCCCTTTGCATGCGGGACGTATCGCTGGCATCCTCTCGGCGCGAGTGATAGCAAAAGGGCATTGACGATGCGTAGCTTTAAAATGCCGGAAAACATGAAGTTGGCCAGCATTTGGGTTGTATGGGGGTTTCTTTCGCTGGCTGCGCTCGGCTGGGGTTTGCAGGTTGTAATTACTGCTACTGGTATTAGAGAAGGAATGGCCGCTTGGGTACAGGCGATAGGCTCTGTGGGGGCTATTGTAGCTGCAATATTTGTTTCGATTAGACAGAGTCGTGATCAAGCTTCCGAAAAAGAGAAGAAAAAACAAGTTATTACTGCATACGTATTGGAGGTTTCGACCCAGTGTGCTGCGGTCAGTAGCGCCCTCGCTAAAAGTTTCTCCACCGATAAAGAAAGGCTGGTGCAAACGACAACTCTTGCTTCTGCTGAAGAACACCTTCTCGCACTGCGCGGTATCAATCCCGCTGATTTTCCGGACCCAGAGATGGTTCAACTGTTTATGATATTGAGAGGAGCAATGGAGCGTGCTGTGCTGATGGCTACTCTGATTGCCAAAGCAAAAGATTGTGACACTGTGGCCTGTATGGCTGCACTGACCCATGATAGCCAAACCATTCGCGATGTATCTCTGAAACTTATGGAAATTGGTAGAGTTTGATGCAATAAGAAGTGAATTAGTCATTGACTCTTCCCTCAAAGAACTCTACGCGCTGGAGGAGGTCGGTGTTCGCGATGCGCAGCGCGGCAATCTCTTGGTTCTGCTCGCGGATCTGCGCGCACAGCGTGCGGATCAGTGCGTTATCGGTGGGCTTCGGTGGGCGCTTTCCCCCCTCGACAAGCTGCGCGGGCGAGCGAGTCATTAAGCGAAGCGTGGCTATGTGCTTCGCGCCCCGGCGCAGCCTTTCGTGGGGTATGCGTGCCTTCGGCGTGTGCTGAAGGTTGGGTTGGAATATGCCTGCTGCTGCGCAGCAGTGGCTTTCTATAGCGCCACCCTCGGGCATCGGTTGGCGGCCTTGGGCGATGGCGATCAGTTGGATGCGACGTGCCAGGCCGCCGCCGCGCTTTTGCGCGGCCGGGGCTTGGGTGCTGTGGGTGGCGTGTGCCAGGGCGGCGCCCTGGTCTTGTGCCGCTACGCGGCTAGCCGGGATAGTAGTCATCGCGCTGCCTCACATGCACATCGGGGCGGTGTCGCCGGAGTAGTCGAGGTCGACTGACTCCCAGCCGCTCGGACGAAGGTGGTCATCGATCTCGCGGATCTGGTCGCTGATATCGGCCATCGTGATTTTCCCGCGTCGAGCAGCGTCCTCGTCCCACTGCGGCTGGGCGCGGCGCAGGCGGGTCAGGCTGTCGACGTGGTGGCTGCGGTGCTTCAGCAGGTCGTAGGTGGAGAGGCTGGAGTAGTTCATGCCGCCTCCTGCGCTTCAGCTTCTGCGCTCTGGCTGGCCAGCTCCGTGATGGCGAGCCGCTGGAGGATCGCGGCGAGCTGCTGTTGGGCTTCGGCGTCTGCGTTGCGCTTGGTGGTGCCGGTCTTTTGGAACTGTCGAGCGTGGCCGCTGAGGAGGCGACTGGCGGTGCGGATGGCGTCCAGTTCTTCGGCGGCCAAGTTCTGCTCGCGGAGGAGCTTCGCGGTCTCAGCCTGGCGATGATTGGTCGCGATGCTTGTCTCCAGCTCCGTCTCCAGGCGCTTCAGTTCCGCTTGTTGCTCTTCGTGGCGCTGCTGCCAATCCGCAAGTTTCTCGGTGGCCTCGGCTTCGATGCTTTGACGAAGCTCCTTCTGGTCGCTGATCTCTTCCTCCTGCTCATCTATGACCTGTTGCAGGCGCTGGGCATTGGTGCGCAGCTTGATCAGGTCGGTATGCAGCGCAGTCAGTTCCTGGCCGTGCGAGACGCGGCAGAGATAGAGCGCCTCGTCGACCGCCTGCTGTTGCGCGTTCTTTCTGTCCTTGCGCCCGGCAAGGTAGGCGGTGGTGATCAGGATCAGCAGCGCGGCAAGCGTGGTGGCCGCGAGAATGATGTGTTGGGTATGCATGGTGGTTTTCTCCATTGGTGGTGGATGGCCGGTGGTGGCGGCCGGTGTGGTTACTCGTTACTGCCGGGTCGGGCATATGCCTCGTCGGCCTGCCAGGCTCGTGAGTCGATCCAGGCCGCAAGGTGGCGCACATCGACAAATGCCTGGGCGCGCTGACTCGGGTCGACGGTGGTGATGGGGAGGCGGATTCGGCGTTCCTTGATCGAGCGGCTGAACGTGTCTTCGTTTAGGTTGTGGAAGTACCGAATGCGCAGGTGCTCCAGCGGGATCAGCACGTCGCCGAAGGTACGGTAGAGCAGCTCCACCGTCTCCGGGCGCGGGGCCGGTGTCAGGCGAAGTTCCGGTTGGTTGTCGTGCGGAGTGCTCATGCGGCTACCTGTTCGGCTGCATTGCGGCGAGCCTTCCCGAAGGCAGGGCCGGTGTAGTGAACAACTAGGGCGCGTGAGTACGGCGGTTGGTCGTAGACAATCTCAATGCAGCGCAAAAGGCGTGCATTTCCTGCGAGATTGCAGAGCGCGGTGTAGGTGCTGTGGTCGATAGAGCCTGCCTGATAGGCGAGCAGTGTTGCGCCGAACGCTTGGTGGTCTGCTGCTACTGCCTGGGCCTCGGTTTCCGCTTCGCGGGCCTCGGTGGCCAGCTTGAAGATCATTTCGACCAGGGCGATTCGTACTGGTTGGCATTTCATGCCTTGCCTCCTTTGGGATGGTTCCAGGCGATCTCTACGTGGGTTCGTACAAGTTCCCGAAGGTGTTCCGGCACCCGCTCCAGGGCCGCCCTGCGTTCCTCGATGGTTCGAAGGGCGACGATCTGGCGGGCGTACTCGCGGGGCCGGGGTTCGTCAGCCAACCTCGCGGCGGTCCGGGACCGCCGGCGGGCAGACGCGTGGGATGCCGAGCTTGTCGGCCAGCCATGCCACTCCGGCCGGGCGCACCTTCGTCGAGTGGCTGTACTGCATGCCGAGTTCGGGGTGATGCCAGGACGTTTCCTTTGCGCGCAGGTAGAGGCGGTCGCGGACCGGAGAGGCTGGAAGAGTGTTGCTGTCGAGCAGGCCGGCCGCCTTCATGCGCTTGATCAGCTCGGGACGGGTCAGCCCGAGGCGCTGCGCTGCCTGGTGCAGGGACAAGTCTTTCATCGCGGCCTCCTACGCTGCTTGGTTGAAACGGCGGCGAGCCGGGGTGTCGTCCGCCGTGTCCAGGCGGCCATTTGCGATGGATTCGAGGTAGTCGGCCACGGTGTTGGCGTTGGAAGGGGCATCGATCGGGAGGCCCAGGCTATTCAGCGTGGAGCCCATTCGAGCGACGACGCTGACCTGTTCAGCGCCGCGCTCAATGTCAAGAGTGGCGTGGACTGCCTGGCGGGTTTCCGCGTCGTAGAGGGTGTGGTTGAAGCGACCGTTGAGGCTGAGTTGAGCCTTGAGCCGCACAAAGGATGGTTGGCGGAGTGCGTAGGTCATGCCGCGTCACCTCCAAACGGGGAGGTGGTGGTTACCGAATAACGGTGGCCTGGGGTACGGCTGGCTACAAGCTGGGCTTTGCCGTTGAAGATGACGACAAGGCAGCCAGTTTCGGCCTGGAGGCGTTGGATCTGTTGCGGGGAGGAGGTACAGGCCGGGTGGACGTGTACCGTGGCGGAACGTTGCATGGTGTTACCTCGTCTCTGTGGTGGAGAGTCGAGGTAAAACTACAGTCTGATTTGTTGGTTGGTCAACAGTTTTGTTTGTAGATTTTGTTTGTTGCTACAGCTTCTGTACGCGCCATACTGCCTTGCCACATATCTGCCATTCTTCGTTGACGCGGATGTATCGGGGTTCCCAAGCGGGATTCAGTGCTTCCAAATACCACTCGCCATCTTCCATCTGAAGGCGTTTGAACGTGACGCGGTTAGAGTTGGTCAGCTTCGCTGCGACAAGATCCCCCGGCTTTGCCTCGATTGATGGATCGATGACCACGCGGTCTCCGCTTTCGAAACTCAAGGGGCCGGCGGGATTCTTCATGCTTATCCCGTCAATAATCAAAACAAAGGCATCCGGGCCTACTGGCCCTGGGGCATCTACCCATTCCTCAGCATCCCCCGGCTGGAATAAATCGACTGCCTCTACCCAGGCGCCTGCTGCAATGGAGCCTACCACTGGCAATTTTCTCCCTGTAGGGCCGGCTACTGTAGCCCGCTCTGCCGCTGTGATCGTAGGGGGCATGATGCTTGCGGCGGCTGGAAACGTGGGGTCCACCGACTGAGAGGGAATGCCTAGTACTCGGGCAATGACTGCCAGATATTTAGAGTGCTTGGTTTTCCCTTGCTCAATTGCAGCATAGGACTGTTGCGTAAAGGCTTGGCCGCCTAGCAGCTCGCGGACCCCTTTCGCTACCTCGCTTTGGGAAAGCTTCAGCTCTTCGCGGCGCTTGCGAATCGTGGCGGCAATTGCAGCTTGGCGTTCAGTTGGTGTGTTCATGGGGTGAACGCTACAAAAGGATTTGTTGCCTCTCAAACAAAAGTGTCTGTTGAAATTCGACAACTTTGTTTGTAGGCTGGGCGCCAGTTCCATCCGAGGAAGCCTTATGTCAGATCAAGAACCAATGAAAGTCGCGTTTCAGCTTGCGATTTCCCGGGCAGGGGGCCAATCCGAGCTTTCACGAAAGCTCGCCGCGTTCGGGGTCAATCTGTCCCAGCAAATGATTTCTCACTATCTGCGAGGTAGTGGGCACTGCCCGGCAGAAATGGTGCTGAAGGTCGAGGCCCTGACCGGCGTCAGTCGCCACCGGTTGCGGCCGGACGTGTTTGGCGAGCGCGACGATGGATTGGCTGTTGCCTAGTCAACGTAACAACCCTCGCCACCACCGGGGGAGGGGAGCCAGGCCGGCTGGAGCAGCACGCTAAGTACCACCACAGCCGACCGAGCTTCCCAGGCCCAAGGCACGGATGCCTCGGGGTTGCCAGCCTCTCCACCACAGAGTTGCTGGCTGCAATGGCCAGGTGATCAGGGATGCCGATCACCTGGCCAAGGCGGCAGATGGCGTTTCCACCACAGAGCGGCCATCTGCCTTTGTGACCACCATGCAATGTGACCACGGCGCCTAATGTAACAAGGTTGGTGGCGTCGTGGCACTGGCAGTAAACAGGAATAATTGCCATGTCCCGACCTTCGTTCGCGGATCAGTTCGACCGTATGGGCCGCGAGGTACTCCCCCTGGGCGAAGCGCTCAACCTCGTCGCCCGCAATCAACGCATGTGCCACGGTGGCATCACTGGCTTCGCTCACTCCACCGGCCGCAGCGTCTCCACCACTTCCCACAAGTTCGACCCCAGCCACACCAGCCACATCCTCAACATCTACGACGTGCTCGACTTCCTGCGGTACGTGTCGGCCGAGGGGCGGGCGGTCGTGCTCGACGCGCTGCATGCCGAGCTGGGCGACAGCCTGTGGTTCTTCGTTTCGCCGCTTCAGTTCGAGGATGTGCCGGCCAGCCTGATTGCCGGTGCCGGCGAGATCCTGCACACGTCGGCCAATGCGGCAACCACCATCGCGCGCCATATCGAGGATGGTCGCATCGATGCGGCCGAGCTGGCCGAAACCCAAAAACTGGCGATGAGCATCATCCGCGCGGCGGTTGGCCTCTACGAGCGGGCTCGCTACGTCCACCAGACCACCAAGGGCGCCGAACGCGGGGAGGTGGCCAATGGCTGATATCGCGGATCACGCCAATGACCTGGTGCTGGAGCGCATGGAGGCGGCGTTGGCTGCCCGAGCGCTGGTAGTGGCTGGCGAATCGGCTCATGAGTGCGAGTGCTGCGGCGAGCCGATCCCGCCGCGCCGTCGCGAAGCTGTGCCGGGGTGCCAAACCTGCATTGAATGCCAGTCCTTCAACGAGCGGAGGGGGCGCCGGTGAGTAACGAAGCCTTGGACGAAGTGCTGAATCAGCTTCGGGATCATGGTATCGAGCCCTTCACCAAGCGGAGCCCGGGCTGGGTGTTCGGCAAGCTGGTGCGCTGCAAGGTCGAGGGCGACCGGAGCGGGGAGGCTACTGGCTGGTACGTACTGCACGAATACACCACTGCCAGCGGCAAGACCCTCTATTTCGGGCGCTTCGGCAACTGGCGGCAGGATCTCAACGAGAAATTCAAGCTCAAGGGTGTTCGCCTGACTGCCGAGGAGCGCGAGCTTATGCACGCCCGCCAGGAAGAGGCCAAGCGCAAGGCCGCGGCAAAGGCCGCCTACGCCGCGCAGCGTGCTGCGCAGGGCGCCGCGCGGCTGTGGGAACGGCTATTGGAGAAGGGCAAGGCGCCGTATCTCGACCGCAAGCAAATCGTCGGTATCGGCGTTCGCTACGGTTACGGCGGGCGTTTCATGGTGCCCATGCGAACGCTCAAGGGGCTGGTGGGGCTGCAAATCATCTACCCTGAAAAGCAGCCCGATACCGGCCGGGACAAGGCGTATTGGCCCTACGGCATGCAGAAGGAAGGCGCGTTCTGCCTGATCGGTCCGCGCCCCGAACCCGGCGAGCCGGTGTTGATCGCTGAGGGCTACGCAACCGGCGTCAGCCTGCATATGGCGACGGGCTGCGCGGTGGCTATTGCCTTCGATGCCGGCAACCTGCTGCCGGTCGGCAAGGCGATGCAGACCGAGTACCCGTCGCGGCCGCTGATCTTCTGCGGCGATGACGACTGGAAGACCACCCGCCAGGACGGATCGCCTTGGAATCCGGGCGCTCAGGCTGCGGAGAACGCCGCCACGATCCTGGGCGGCCAGTTCGTACTCCCTCGCTTCGGCAGCGAGCGGGATGAGGGCTGGACTGACTTCAACGACCTGCACTGTGCCGAGGGGCTGGAGGTTGTCCGCGCCCAGGTCATGGCGGTGGTCCGGCCGCCGGCGGAAGGGGGCTGGCGTGACTGCTTGCTGCGGATCAAGGGCGGCGGGTTGGCGGCGCACATGGTGAACATCAGTCTCATCTTGCAGAACGATGAACGGTGGCAAGGCGTGCTCGGCTATGACGAGTTCAGCGCCAAGACCATGAAGCTGCGGACGCCACCCTATGGCGGTGGTACGGGGGAGTGGACAGATCTGGACGACATGCTGGCGTGCGAGTGGCTGGCACAGCAGTACGGTCTGTTGACGAAGGTGCCGCCGGTGCTCGAAGCGGTGTCTGTGGTGGCCAGCAAGAACAGTTTTCACCCGGTGCGGGCGTACCTTGAGGGCCTGGAGTGGGACGGTACGCCGCGGATCGAGCATTGGCTGAACAGGGCCCTGGGCGTGGAGGAGACCCCGTACTCGATGAAGGCCGGCAAGCGCTGGCTGATCGGCGCTGTTGCGCGTGTTATGCGCCCAGGCTGCAAGATGGATACGGTGCTGATCCTCGAAGGGTTGCAGGGTGAGGGCAAGTCGACTGCCATGTCGGTGCTGGGCGGCGAGTGGTTCATGGATACCCCGTTCGTGCTTGGTGACACAGAAACATTTCAGATGTTACGCGGCAAATGGATCAGCGAACTGGGCGAGTTGGATGCCTTCAACAAGGCCGACAGCACCAAGGCGAAGCAGTTCTTCTCGGCATCGGTTGATACCTTCCGCGAGAAATATGGCCGCAGATCCCGCGATGTGCCGCGACAGTGTGTTTTCGTAGGTACTACAAACCAGGAGGAGTACCTGAAAGACACCACCGGTAACCGTCGATACTGGCCGGTCCTCTGCACGAAGGTGGATCTGGACCTGCTGCGCGAGATCCGGGACCAGCTATGGGCAGAAGCGCTGTTCTGCTACCGCGCCGGAGATCAGTGGTGGGTCTCGCGTGAAGAGCGCGCGCTGTTCGAGGAGGAGCAGGACAAGCGCTACACCGTCGACGCCTGGGAGCACAAGTTGATCGGTTGGCTGGAGGGGTACGTCGGCGAGACCGTCACCAGTGCTGACCTGCTGGGGGACGCGCTCAACCTCGACTTCGGGCATTGGGGCAAACCGGAGCAGATGCGAGTTGGCCATATCATGCACCGGCTGGGCTGGCGGCGCAGACGCCTGCCCGCATCCGGTAAGTCACCGGTGCGGCCGTGGGGCTATGAGCGGCCGCCGTCGTGGAAGGGGCGGCCAACGCAGAAGGAGGCCGCATTTTGATCAAGCCAATTGACGAGATGCTACGGACCTGGGCCGCCGAGCTGCACCCACCGAACGGCGTAGGTTCAGCCGGCAACGCTAGCGGCGGGAGCAATGTGATTGCTATGCTGATGGCGACCAGGGGAAACCTGACTCGCTCCACAGCGGGGGCTCGCTGTCCTCTGGATCGCACGGCGGACATTGAGCTGATCGTGAACAAGCACCTTCCGCCGCCCATCGAGCGGGTGGTGCGGTTGCATTACACGGACTACGACATGTCGGACCCGATGAAATGGGAAGCGTGCGGGTGCGGTAGAACCCAGTATTACCAGCGCCTGCACCTGGCCCATGCGGCCATTGCTGAAATCCTGCTGCGGCGGGCGGCCTGACTTGGCCGTGCACTGTCCCACCGTCCTACTCTGTCCCGCTTCGTTTTTCGAGGCGGGACAGCGCAAAGCCCCGTCGCCGCTGGGGCTGTCCCACTGTCCCACCTTTCACACACCCGCCCGCACATAGGCGCGTATCGCGCGCACGCGCGTAGCGTGCGCTCTTATTATTCTTCTCTTATATGCGTAGAAAGTAGTAGGACAAGTGGGACAGTAGGACAACGCCATATAAAACAATGGGTTATCTGTCCCACCTGCTGACCCACCTACTGACCAGTAGGACAGCGCCGGAGGCGCTTGATAACCGTAGATGGATATACGCCGGACGAGTCCGGGACGAGTTTGGGGCGACTCCGGGATAAGTTCGGGGTGGCAATAAAACTGGGTTGCTGCCACCGAACTGAAGGGGTAAAAAGTAGGCACTCTCGTAGAGGTGCGCCAGTGAGGCACACGCTCCACATCATCCGAACCCGGCCATCGCGCCGGGTTTTTTATTGGCTCGATTTCGGCGCCTCTGGCCTCCCTGGCGGGGCGTCGGGTCCAGGGACGGGCCGCCTACTCAGACCGAGGTGAACATGGCGACAGAGAACGACGTTCAGCAGACGCTGAGCGATATCCCGACCTGGCTGTTCGTGCTGGTGTCGATGGCAGGCCTGTCTGGGGAGTTGTGGCGCGCCGAGGCGGCAGGGCTGACGGTCAGCGATCTGCTGAAACGTGTCCTGCTGCGCTCGGGGGCGTCGGTGGTGTTCGGCCTGGCCTCGGTGTTGCTCGCCACGGCGAGCGGTGCGGGGCTGCCGGTTGCCGCCGCGCTCGGTAGCGTGGTCGCGTGCCTCGGCGCCGACGTGGCATCTGGTTTTTACACACGTTGGCTTGAGCGGAAAGCGGGCGGTTCTGAGGTGCCGCCTCGTCGGGCTGACTCGGAGTGAGAGGGGCTATCACTGCGCGGGACTTGGACGACGCCGTTCGGTCCTTGCAGCAGCTCGGTGGCGACTTGCCTGCTGCTGTGTTGGCCGACGCCTTGAACCACACGGCGAACCAGGCGAATCAGGCGCTGGTCGGGGAGATCGACCAGGTCTTCGACCGGCCGACACCGTTCACCCGCAACGCCATCCGCATCCTGCATGCCACTTCGCGCCGCCTTGAGGCGGCCTTGTGGGTGAAGGACGAAAAGGACCATGCCTCGAAGGGGCAGGCGCCGGAGGACTGGGTGGCTCCCCAAGTCTTCGGGGGGCCGAGGGTGGACAAGGCGTCGGAGCGGAACCTCCGGGCCCGAGGCATCCTGCCGGCGGGCATGTTCGTCGTTCCAGCGGAGGGCGCCCGGCTGGACCAGTACGGCAACATGAGCCGCGGCCAGATGATCCAGATCCTCTCCGGCCTGGGCGCCCTGGAATACCGAGCGGGGTTCAAAGGAAACGCCACTCAGTCGGCGCGCTCCCTGGCGAAGGGACACCAACTGGCGTACTTCGTGATGCGCCGTGGCCGCCGGCCGATTGGCATCGCCGAGCGCCGTGGACGGACGTTGACTATGGTCCTCGCTTTCGTCCGCCAGCCTCAGTACCGCGTGCGCTTCCAGTTTCACGAAGTCGTTCGGCGTGTCGCCGAGGACGACGCGCGCCTAGAGGCGAACATCGAGCGGGCCCTGGCGAAAGCGCTGCGCTGAACCGTTGGCGGGTGGCCTGGCCGGGCGGAGCGGGGTTGGTTCAACCCGAGCCGGCAATGGCCACCCACTGGCGGGGTGTCGCAAAAAGCGGGGCAGTGACGTGCTACTCGAAAAGCACCGGGGGCCCCTGAAGCGCCGCCCCGGACAAGGGTGATTCGAACCCCGTTCTCGCGCTAGTGGCTGGGCCGGGAAGTTAGTTAACAGGGTTAACCGGGTTAACCCCCCTCGGTTCATCGTGGTTAACAGGTACCGTACATGGAGTTCATGACCAAGGCAGCGTTCGCGGACCGCCAAGGCTGGTCGCGCGCCTACGTGTCGAAGCTGGTCCGGCAAGGACGCCTCGTCCTCACCGCCGACGGAAAGGTCGACGTCCAGGCGAGCGACGAATTGCTGGCCGCCAGCGCAGACCCGAGCAAGGCTGCCGTGGCCGAGCGGCACCGGCAGGAGCGGGTGGAGAAGGGCGTGTACGCCCACATAGGCGCAGGTGCAGCCCCGAGCCCGGCCTTACCGGCACCTGGGCAGACCGTACCGCTGCCCGACTACCAGAAAGCCCGCGCACGGCGAGAGTACGCCCTGGCTCTGCTGGCAGAAGACGAACACCGCAAGAGCCGTGGCGAGACGGTCGAGCGCGCGCGTGTCGACTCCGCGGCCTTCACCGCTGCGCGCGCTCTGCGCGATCTGTTGATGAGCGTGCCGCCGAAGATCGCCGGCGACCTGGTGACACTGACCGACCCCTGGGAGATCGAACGCCGCCTGACCCAGGCGCTGCGCCGTGCCTTGGAAGATGCCGACCGCCTCCTGCAGCTCGATGCCGAGATCGAACAAGGGGGCAAGGAGCCGAACTGAACCATGGAACAACCGTATGCCGACGGTGCCGCCGTGTACCTGGCGGCATACCGTCGAGGACTGAAGCCTGACCCCGAACTATGGATCGATGAGTGGGCGGACGAGTTCCAGATGATCCCGGCAGATACGGGGGCGGCCGAGCCGGGCAAGTACCACACCGACCGGACCCCCTATGCGCGCGAGCCGATGCGTTGCCTGTCGCCGCTGTTCCCAGCCAAGCGCGTGGTGACCATGATCGCCTCGCAGCTGATGAAGACCCAGGTCGCCTTGAACTGGATCGGCGGCTGTATCCACATGGCACCGGCCAACATCCTGGTGCTGCTGCCCACCGAGAAGCTGAGCAAGCGGGTATCAGGACGGATCGACAAGACGATCAAGGCCGTGCCGGTGCTGACCGCGCGCGTTGCCAAGGCCCGCTCGCGCGACTCGCGAAACACGCTCGACACCAAGGAGTTCGAGGGTGGCGCGCTGTACTGCGCGTCAGCCGGCTCGGCCTCCAACCTGGCCGAGTTGTCCGCTCGGTACGTGTACGGCGACGAAATCGATCGCTGGGAAATGGACGTCGACGACGACGGCGACCCGGTCAAGCAGGCCGAGGCGCGCGGTTCGACGTTCGGCCGCCGCGCGAAGTTCTACTACTCCAGCTCGCCCACGCTGAAAGGCGTTTCGCGGATCGCCGACCTCTTCACCCAGGGCGACCAGCGGCACTACTACGTCCCGTGTCCGCATTGCGGAACGATGCAGGTGCTGGAGTGGGAGGGCCTGAAGTACGACCCCGAGTACCGCCTTGTGCAGTACATGTGCTGCAACGAGGAGTGCGGCGCCCTGATCGAGGAGCACCACAAGGCGGCCATGCTGTCCGCTGGCGAGTGGCGAGCCCATGCCGTCGGTGACGGCGAGACCGTCAGTTTCACCCTGAGCGCGCTGTATGCGCCTCCCGGCTGGTTGACCTGGACGGACCTGGCGAAGGAGTACGACGAGGCCAAGCGTCTACAGGAGAAGGGCGATCCCGGGTCCATGCAGGTGTTCTACAACACCCGCTTGGCCCGGCTGTGGGACAGCGCCGAGGAAATGACCAAGGCGGACGAGCTGCGCAAGCGAGCCGAGGCCGAGGGGCATCGGCTGGGTCTGGTACCCGCCGGAGCGCTGCTGCTGACCGCGGCGGTCGATACCCAGCACAACCGCTTGGAAATGCTGGTGATGGGCTGGGGCGAGGGCCTGGAGCGCTGGACGGTCGATTTCCAGGTGATCCCTGGCGACCCGACCGACGAGCGGACCTGGGCGCTGCTCGACGAGCGCCTGAAGGCTCGATATCGGCACGTCAGCGGTGTGGACCTGGCCATCTGCGCGGTCTGCATCGACTCGGGTGGACACCATACCCATGAGGTCTACCAGTTCACCCGCCTGCGCCGTTGGCGAAACGTGCTGGCGGTGAAGGGGGCGAGCAAGCGCGGCCGCCCTGTGCTGGCCCAGCGGCCGTCCAAGGTCGACGTCACCTGGCAAGGCAACACCGAGAAGAGTGGCGCCGAACTATGGATGGTCGGCACCGACACGGCGAAGGACTGGGTCTACAACCGCTACCACCTCAAGGATGGCCCCGGGGCGTTGCACTTCTCCGCAGACCTGCCGCCTGACTTCTTCGACCAGTGCGTGGCCGAGCGCAAGGTGGTCCGCTACGTGAAGGGGTTCAAGCGCACCGACTGGGTCAAGGCCAAGTCGGAGCGAAACGAGGCCCTCGACCTCATCGTGTACAACCTGGCCGCGGCCCACTTCCTCGGCCTGCATCGCTATCACGCTCCGCAGTGGAGCAGCCTGCGCGCAGCGGTAGGTCAAGGCAGCCTGTTCGCCGACCCAGTCGCCACGGTGCCCAGCGCAGCCGACGAGGCGGACGAGCATGAGCCGCAGAACGAGGCGCCAAGCGCCCCAGTGCGGCCGTTACCTCCCACGCGGAGCGCGAACCCACCATCCCAACCAACTGGCCGGCGTACCTCGCGCAGCGGGTATCTGAGCCGCCGATAGACGAGGTCAGCATGAGCACAGCGCAGCAGCGCCTGGACGAGGTCCGGGTGGCGATTCAGGACATCCTGAAAAAAGGGCAGTCGGTGCGCAAGGGAGACCGCCAGGTCGACCGCGCGCAACTGGCGAGTCTGCGCGTTCTAGAGCAGCAGTACGCCGAAGCCGCAGCCCTGGAGGCGGCTACGAACAACCGACGCTCGCGCCAGGTTCGCCTCTACAGCGGAGGCAAGGGGATCTGATGGCTACCCGATACCGAATCACGTCGAAGCGCATTCGCAACAGCTACGAGGGCGCTGGCACCGGACGCCGTGCCGCTGGCTGGGACGCGCCCGAGGCGGCGCTGAATGCGGTAGCCATTCCGGCATTGCCGACCCTGCGCAAGCGCTCGCGAGCGGCGGTGAGGAATGACCCCTACGCCGCGAGCGCGATCAGCAAGCGCGTCAGCAACCTGATCGGCACCGGCATTACGCCGCGCGCACGTCTGGACGACGCGGCGTTGCGCGAGGCGTTGAACCTGCTGTGGGAGGACTGGGTAGACGAGTCGGACGCGGATGACCGTACCGATTTCTACGGCCTGCAGATGATCATTGCGCGGATGGTCGAGGAAGCGGGCGAGTGCTTCGTGAGGCGCCGCAACCGGCGGCCGGAGGACGGCCTGGCGGTACCTCTGCAACTGCAGGTGCTCCCGCCTGACTTCGTCCCGGTGGATCGCAATTTCAAGACCCGCAGCGGCAACGTGGTGCGCGCAGGAATCGAGTTCGACGCCATCGGCCGCCGGGTTGCCTACTGGATGTGGCAGAGCCATCCCGGCGATCCGGCAGCGCCACGGCGCGGCTACAACCAGCTCAACCGCATCCCGGCGGACCAGGTGCTGCACATCTTCGAACCGCTGGAGGGTGGCCAGTTGCGCGGTGTGCCGCGCTTGTCGCCGGTTCTCCTGCGGCTGAAGTCGCTGGATAACTATGACGACGCAGTGTTGTTCAGGCAGGAAGTCTCCAACCTGTTCGCCGGCTTCATCACCAGGCCTCGACAGGATGGGGCGCCGATCTTCGATCCGTCGACCGGGCTGGCTCCTGCACAGGATCGCGACGGGACACCGATGGTCGGTCTGGAGCCGGGGACCATGCAGGAACTGCTGGAAGGGGAGGAGGTGGTTTTCTCCGACCCGCCGGACGCCGGTAACACCTACGTCGACTTCATGCGACAGCAACTGATGGCAGCGGCGGTCGGTGTCGACCTGCCGTATGAGCTGCTCACCGGCGACATGGGCGATATCAGCGACCGCACCTTGCGGGTGCTGCTCAACGAGTTTCGGCGCCGGATCGAACAGGTTCAATTCAGCGTGTACGTCTACCAGCTCTGCCGCCCGGTGCGCGCGTGGTGGCTGGATACCGCGTACCTCAGCGGAGCAGTCGACCTGCCGGACTATCCGGCGCGGCGACGTGAGTTCCTGCGCACGCGTTGGATCCCGCAGGGCTGGGCCTACATCCATCCGGTGCAGGACGTCCAGGGCAAGCTGCTGGAGATCGGCGGAGGCCTCGCCAGCCGGAGCGAGCATGCGCTACGCACCGGATACGACGCCGAGGTGATCGACCGGGAGAACGCCCAGGACAACGCCCGGGCCGAGAGCCTGAACCTGCACTACACCACCGACACCGGGCAACCGGTGAGAGACCAAGGGGACACCCATGAAGAAACGCAATGAACAGCCCCTGGCGCTTGCCGCCCTGTGGGCGCTGCTGGGCGTTGGCACGCTCGCCGATCCGCGCATCCAGAACAAGGCGCAGGGCGCGCCGGATCTGCAGGCCGAGCACTGGTACAGCGTCAAGGCGCTGAGCGCTGAGGGTACCGGCTCGGCCGCCTCCATCGAGATCTACATCTACGGCGAAATCGGCTTTTGGGGCATCACCTCCGCGGATTTCATCCGCGACCTGAAAGCAGTCGACGACGGCACCTCTCCGGTACTGGTCCACTTCGACACCATCGGCGGTGACCTCTTCGACGGCATCGCCATCCACAACGCGCTCCGGGCCCTGGGCGAGCGCTGCACCGCCCGGATCGACGGGGCCTGCTTCAGCGCGGGCAGTGTCGCGGCCTGCGGTGCACACCGGGTCGAAATGGCCGACAACGCGCTGTTCATGATCCACAACCCCTGGACCCTCGCGGCAGGCGACAGCGAAGACCTGCGCAAGGTCGCCGACATGATGGACCAGGCGTTCGAGGGCATCGTGGCGAGCTACCAGCATCGGCCGCTGAATGTCGATGACGCCGAGCTGCGCCGGATGATCGACGACGAAACCTGGCTCACCGCACCCGAGGCGAAGGACAAGGGGTTCGTGGACGAGGTGCTCGGCGCGGCCGAGCCGGTCGGCGTGAACGCACGCCTGGGCAAGGTGCTGAATCGCTATCGCAACACGCCTGACGCGGCGCGCCGGCTGCTGGCCAGCCAGGAGCCGGCGGGTGACCCCGCCCCGACGTCGGCCGAACTGGCTGCGGAGCTGACGGCGGACTGCGCCCAGGCCGGTCTGGCCGACTGCGCGGCGTATCTGATCAAGGCCTCGGGCCTGAAAGATCGCGAGACTGCGCGCGCGGCCTTGGACCGGGCGAAGGCCGTCCGGTCGGTATGCCTCGTCGCGAAAATGCCCGATGAGGCCAAGGCGCTCATCGAGGAGGGCCTGGATGCCGACGGCGCCCGCCTGCGGCTGTACGACAAGATCGTAGCGCGCAGCACCCAGGTGGAGATCGACAACCGCGTACCGACGGACGATCAGCCGCAGAACAAGGCTTACCAACCCCCGGCGCCGAGCGACGTGTACGCGAAGCGCCGGCTCAATGCCTCGAAAGGAGGAAAGCAAGCATGACCATCAAGACCGAAGGCGTTCACGCCGGAGAGTTCCTCCTGTCGGAGGCCAACGGCTCGCGCAGCCGCGAAAACATCGTCATCACCGCCGGCTCCGGCCGGCTGGTGGCGGGTACCTTGATCGCCCCCATCACCGCCGCCAATGCGCTGAGCGCGACCGCGGCGGCAGGGAACACCGGTGACGGCACTGTCGGTGCCACCGTGGTGACCAGCGCCGCCATCAGCGGCACCTACGTGCTGGAAATCACCGAGGCCGGAGCCAATGGCGGCAAGTTCGAGGTGGTCGACCCGCAGGGACGCCAGGTGGGCACTGGTCAAGTCGGCCAGGCGTTCACCGGCGGCGGAATCGGCTTCACCCTTTCCGACGGGGCCACCGACTTCGTGGTGGGTGATCGCTTCAACCTGCAGGTGCTGGCAGGGCTCGGCGAGTGGACGCCCTACGACGACGACGGTGCCGATGACGGCCGTCGTGCGGCTGGCGGAATTCTGTTCGGACCAGTGGATGCCACGGATACCGACGTCAAGGCGGTGGCCGTGGTCCGTGATGCCGAAGTGATCGCCAGCCTGCTGACCGGCCTGGATGCTGCCGGTGAGGCCGACCTCAAGGCGCTGGGCCTCATCCTTCGCACCTGATCCTCCTCCGTCCCTCAACCACCTCAAGCCCCGCCTGCGCGGGGTTTTTCATTTCTGGAGTATTCACATGGCTGAAATCAGCATTTTCGAAGATGAGGCGTTCTCGGTGGAGGCGCTGCTGGCGGTGATCAACACCGATCACCCGGTGCCGGGGCAACTCGCCGCGCTGGGCCTGTTCGAGGAACAGGGTGTGTCCTCGCTGGTGGTGCAGATCGAAAAGGACGGCACCACGCTGCAACTGGTGGAGGCGAAAGCCCGCGGCGGCGTAGGCCAGGTCGTGACCGGTGACAAGCGTCAACTGGTCCCCTTCAACACCGTTCACCTGCCGCAGACGTTCCAGATCCTGGCCGATGAAATCCAGGGCATCCGTGCGGTGGGTAGCCGGACCGAGCTGCAGTCCGCCGAGGCGGTCGTGGCCAAGCGCCTGGAAAAAGCGCGCCGCCAGTTGGACCTGACCCACGAGTATCAGCGCATCGGCGCCATCAAGGGCAAGATTCTCGATGCCGACGGTTCGACGGTGCTGCTGGATATCTACCAGGCCTTCGGACTGAGGAAGCCCAAGCCGCGATCGCTCGAACTGGGTAACCCCGAGGGTGACCTGAGCGGCATTCTTGCCGACCTGCTCGACGAGCAGGACGACGCGCTGGGTAACGTCACCAGCACCGGTTCGCGAGCGTTCTGTGGCAAGAACTTCTGGGCCAAGCTCATTGATCACCCCAAAGTGCGCGGCACTTACCTGAACACCCTGCAGGCAGCGCAACTGCGGGGTGACCGTCGCCAGTCGTTCGAGTTCGGCGGCGTGGTCTGGGAGCGCTATCGCGGCAAGCATGACGGGGAGCCGTTCGTGGACGATGGCAGTGCCCAACTGGTCCCGGAGGGGGTTCCGGACCTGTTCATCAGCGCCTTTGCGCCGGCGGACTACATGGAGGTCGTCAACACCGAAGGCCTGCCGTACTACGCCAAGCTTGAGCGTCTGCCCTTCGACAAAGGCGTGGCTGGGGAAGCGCAATCGAACCCGCTGCACCTGTGCACCCGCCCGTTGGCGGTGCGCGAACTGACCCTCTGACCGTGGCGGGTTTCTCTGAACTGGTCGCCGACATGGACGAGATCATCGCCGACGTCCTCGGCGATGGTGAGTTTGGCTACCTGGACCGCTCTGGCCGGCAGGTCGGCAATGCTGCGGTGATCGTTGAGGAAGGTGTTGAGCGCATGGAGGCCGGCACCCTGGATCGGTACCGGACCATTGCGTGCCGCAAGGCCGTGTTGCAGCCCCTTGATCGAAAGGGGGCGTTCCTCGATTCCGATGGCCAGGTCTGGCGCATCGACGGCATCCATGCCGACGACGGCGACTGGATCACTTTCTACGTGGTGCCCGAATGAGCGACGTGATCGATGTACAGACCGCGGTCATCGGCCAACTGCTGGACCTGCTGGCCGCGGTACCGGCGTTTGGCGACGCCGTCCGTGAGGACTGGGTGGCCGGGGTGCTCGACGCCGAGGACAGCGACGAGCCCGAACGGCTGATCATCCTGCAGGAAGGGGACACCGTGGAACGAGACCGGTCGCCGGGCAGTGTCGTGGAGGAGTGGACCGTGAACATCGTCCCGATGGCGCGCGGCAGGGACGCCGCCCAGGCGTTGCGCGAGGCGCGCCTGGCGATCAAGCGGGTGCTCAAGGGCCACAAGGCCGGGCTGACGGTGCCCGGCCTGGTGCGTGTCGATTTTCCGGCATCCGCTGTGCGCCTGCCCGAGCCCGGCCGGCGCTGGGCCTATCGAGCCATCCCTCTGCAGGTCAGCTACTCGCAGCAGTTGTAACCCATCCACCAGGCCGCCTCCGGGCGGCCTCTACATTTCCGGAGGGCTCCATGCCCGAGATCATCGTTACCAGGCCGTTCAATTACCGCGAGGGGCTCGACGCGACCCACTACCCGGCGTCGAAGGGCGCCATCAGCGTTACCGCCGCCGTAGCTGCCCATGCCCTGGGCAAGGGCTACGCCACCGAGGCCAAGGCCAAGGCGCCGATTCCGGCAGCCACCGCCGAGCCGACCGGCGGCGACCAGAAGTAACCCACCCGAACCCATCAGGAGAGCCCCATGCTCCAGACCATCGACCGCTCGTTCATCGGCGAGGGCATCATCCATGCCCGCCTGTACGGATCGCAGGAACCGTTCCTGCCGCTCGGCAACTGCGACACCTTCAACATCAGCTTCGCCACCGACCGCAAGACGCTGCCCAACTACATGGGAGGCGGCGGCAACAGCAACGTCCGCGAGCGCGTCACCGACGTGACGTCCTCCATCGGAATGTTCGACCTGACCGCCGAGAATGTCGCCCTGGTGACGCGCTCCACCATCCAGGTGGCGCCCACCGCCGCGATCACCGACGAGGCGCATACCTCTCAGGGGGTTGCGCTGGAGTTGATCCCGTTCAAGTACCTGCCGGACCTGACCAAGCCCGTGACGGTGAAGACCGCGGGGGACGTCGAGGTGGCCCCGGGCACGGACTACCTGCTGGTACCTCACGGCATCCAGGTGCTGAGCGGCGGCAAGATCGATGCAACCGGCATCAAGGTCAGCTACACGCCGCGCCCGAGCCGGGCGGTGCATATGCTCAACGGCTCGCAGAAGGAGCTGGAGCTGTTCATCGCTGGCCTGAACGACGCGCAGTCGGGCGAGCCGTTCGCGCTGCGTCCTCGCCGCGTCAAGTTCGGCCTCCTGCAGGAACTGGCGGTGCTGGGCCAGGAGTACGCCAAACTCACCGGCCCGGCGGAACTGCTCGCAGATTCGCGCGTGACCGCGACCGACATTTCCAAGTTCTGCCAGATGGATCTGGCAGGATAAGAATGGAAATAAAAAGTTACTTTTGGAGAGGTAATATAAAACCTCTCCAATATTGCGAATATAAATAGGTCGGCCAAGTGTTGCTGTTATTTGGTGTTAATCCCCATATTTCTGGTAGGGGTGTCTTATTTATATTTGGCTAGGTTTAGTTCTGCGAGCCTGGAAACGGCTCGGTGGTCCTGCCTGTCGAGTGTAGGGCTAATAACTATTCGCTATGCAAGGAGCATCGCAAATGGGTACTTATCTGTTCCAATATGCACAAGATAAGGATTATGTGCTGGGTGTTTCCGATGAGCAGTCCGGCGCCAAAGTCGTACTGCGGAAAGCACAAGGCACGCCATATCGCTTCATCCTTTGGGATGTCGATCAGGACACAGGGGTGATCACCCTGAACTCGAGCGGCGGCCAGTTGGCGATCGACCCGCAGGGTGGGAAGGTTTCGCCACAGAATATCCTGACGCTGGCTGTCGTGAATTCGAGTTCGAAGAGCCAACGCTTCGATATGGTGACGAAACCGCTCTACATCTTGAGCGTCCCCGAACCGGGGCTCTGTATCGACAACCAGAATCGTGTAACTAAAGACGGCAACCCGATCTGGCTCTACGAGTTCAACGGTTCGCAGGCTCAGCAATGGATCCCGCAGCGACTCTCGTTCGCGAAGGCTGACTTCTAAAAAATTAGCCTTTATAGAGCCTCCAGTATTTCCATGCTGGAGGCTCTTTTAAATGGTTTGTAAGTAAGTTCTTGGTTTCTCTGTTGGGACGAAGTTGTGTCATTCAGAGACTTTTAGTGGGGCGTAATTTTTTGTGGCTCAAGAGAGTTAGCTAGTAATAGCCAGTTCTGATCTTAACCCGCCATATGGCGGGTTTTTTATTGTCCGGAGATTCTTATGGCGAGCCCAATGCAGCGCCTGATCCAGTTCGTTCTTCGCGGCCGGGACGAACTGTCGCCCGCCGCCCAGCAGTCGACCGAGGCGCTGGAAGGGCTGCGCACCACGGCGGCGAACCTGAACCGGCAGTTGGACGATGCGAAGGGTGCCCGCGGTCTGGTGACCACGCTCGGAACTACCGAGCGCGCCATTGCGCAGACGCAGACGTCGGTGCAGCGGGTGGACCGTACCATTGCGGACCTGCGCGAGGCGTTGGACCGCAACTCCGGTAGCCGGGGCCTGGCCGTATCCCTGCAGATCGCGGAACGGGACGCAGCGGGTCTGCGTCGGACCCTTGACCAACTGACCGCTCGGCACGCTGAGCAGCAACGTGCGGCGCGGGCGGCGGGCGTGGATACCGGGCAGCTTGCCAACGAGGAGCGGCGGCTGGCGTCGGTGGTCGACAACACCCGCGAGAGCATCGCGCAGAACAGCCGCGAGATCCGCGAGCTGGAACGTGCGCAGATGCGAGCGGCGCGGGAGGCGGCTGGCCACACCTCGCGCGTGACGGCGCTGCGCGAGGCCATGTCGTCCGGCGTTCGCCAGGCAGCCGCTTACGCCGCGGCCTTCGTCGGCATCCAGGCGGCGCTGAACCTGGTGCGCAGTGGAGTCGGCCTGGTGCGTGATGGCATCGTCTCGATGCTGACCACCGGCGACCAGTTCGAGAACCTGCAGAACCGGCTTACGTCGCTGATGGGCTCGGTTGCCGAAGGTGAGCGGGCAACCGCCTGGATCAAGACCTTTGCCAAGGACACGCCGCTTCAGTTGAGCGACGTCACCGACGCCTTCGCGCTGCTGAAGGCCTACGGCCTGGACCCGATGGATGGGTCGCTGAAAGCGATCGAGGACCAGTCGGAGAAGCTGGGCGGTGGCATGGAGCGCCTGGAGGGCATCACGACTGCCGTCGGCCAGGCCTGGGCGAAGCAGAAGCTGCAGACCGAGGAGATCCTGCAGTTGGTCGAGCGTGGCGTGCCGGCGTGGGACATGCTGGCCAAGGTCACCGGCAAGAATGCCGCGCAGCTGGAGGATCTGGCGAGCAAGGGCAAGCTTGGCCGGGACGTCATCAAGGCGCTGGTCGACGAAATGGGGCGCAGCTCCGAAGGGGCCGCTGCGAAGGCCATGAGCACCCTGACCGGTCTGGTCAGCAACCTCGGCGACACTGCGGCCGACTTTCTCAACCGCATTGCCAACGCCGGCGCGCTGGACCACGTCAAGAACAAGCTGAAGGAACTGGGCGATACCATCGCGCAGATGGACCAGGACGGGCGCCTCGACACGCTGGCCAAGGGGCTGTCGGATGCCTTCGTCCAGGGCTCGGAATGGGTCGAGCGCTTCATCAAGCGCCTGGCCGACGTCGATTTCGGCACCCTGATCGACAAGACCTCGGCCTGGCTTAGCAGCTTCAGCACCCAGTTGGACGACATGGCCTCGCGGGTGCAACTGTTCATCGCGCCGTTCCGGACGTTGTTCAACGGTGTCACCTCGGGCATCAGCGCTATCGCCCTGGCCTGGACCGGCACCCTGTCGCTGATGGTCGCCGGCATCGAGAAGGTGGCGGAGAAGATCCCGGCGGCGCTGGGTGGGGAGCGCATCCGCAGTTCCGTCGCCGGCGTCCACGACTTGCTCAGCAGCATGAGCGAGGGTTTCCGCCAGCAGATCCAGCAGGACGCGCAGGATATCGCGGATGCCTGGGACACCAGCACCACGGCCACCGCCTCCGCCGCACAGCAGCAGAGCCAGGCGATCACCGACACCTTCACCGACCTGAAGGCCGGTGCGAAGAGCGCGGCCGCCGAGTCGGTGCAGGCGGTGACCAGCCTGCAGAATGCCCTGGACCAGATCAGCGCGGTCAAGACCACCGAGCAACTAACCGCCCTGCAGGGGGAAATGCTCAAGGCCTACCAGGCTGGCACGCTGAGCCAGCAGGAGTATGCGAACGGCGCCGGTGTCCTCAACGCGAAGCTGACCGAACTGAAGTCGACCGCCAGCGGCGCCGCCCTGGGGGTGTCTGACCTCAGTACCGGCCTGGAGAACTTGAAGCAGGTCCAGGACGCGATCAGCAGCGCGAAGACCACGGTCGATATCCAGAACATCCGGACGGCGCTGGGCCGGCTGTACAACGACGGCACGATCAGCGCGCGGGAGTTCAACCAGGAACAGACCAAGCTGTCCGCCAAGATCAAGGAACTGAAGGCGGCCGGCGAGGAGGGCGCCAAGGGTATGCAGGCGGTCGCGGAGTCCTCGGACAAGGCGGCCAAATCGCTCTCGGACCAGCGCAAGGCCATTGGCGAATCGATGGAGGCGACCCGCAAGGGAGTAGCGTCGACGAAGGACGACATGGGCGCCTTCGAAGGGTTCTTCGGTGGGGTGTTGAGCACCGCGCGGCAGGGCGTCGCGCAGTTGAGCCAGGAAGCGCTGAACGCCTTCGACGCGATGCGTGGGATCTCCACCGTCGATCTCAGCATCGACACCAGCAGCCTAGACGCCACGTCGCGCTCGCTGGCCAAGGTCAGCGAGCAACTGGCCCGGATCAAGGCCGAGTCGGGCGTGGGCATGAGCGGTTTCGGGCGCTGGGCGATGGATACCCAGCGAGCCAGCCTGGAGATCCAGGCGGCGTACCTGGAGCAGAAGCGCAGCCTGCAGAGCCTGATGGACGACTACGAGCGCGGGACCGTGAAGCTGGGTGACTTCGTGTCGGCGGCCAAGGGCGCTCGAAATGGCCTCAGCCTGCTGAACGATTCGGACATGCGGCAACTGGAGAGCGCAATCGAAGCGGCCAATCAGAAGATCCAGCAGCTCAAGGAAGGCTCGAAGTCGACGCTGATCAGCCTGCGCGAGGAACTGGCGGGGCTGCGCGGCGAGCAGGAGACCGTGGATCGCAGCCGGTTCAACAGCCGCAAGGCTGAGTTGCAGCAGCAACTGGCCGAGGCCCAGGGCAGCGGCGACATGAACGCGGTACAGAACCTGATGACGGCGCTGGCCACCCTGCAGCAGATCCAGGCCGAGACGGATGCCAAGCGGCAGAGAGAGGAGCAGCAGAAGCGGGTGGACGAGCAGAACGCCGCCAAGGCCGCGGCGGCGCCGCCTGCCTCGCCGCCGGCTTCGAGTCCTCCGCCCCGGGTCGTTCGTTTCGAGACGCCGCGGGGAGCCGTTGACGTGGCGGTGGCCAGCGAACAGGACGAAACCAACCTGCTCGGCGTGCTCGAGCAGGCCAGCATGAGGACCGGCCGATGAGGCTCGATGCGGTGGAACTGGGCGACCAGTTCGAATGGGTGGACGAGTTCACCTGGGATGCGGTGGCACAAGAGCAGGAACGCTCCCTGACCGGCGCGCTGTTGGTGCAGGAAGGCACCAAGCTGTATGGACGCCCGATCACACTGCGTTCCGGGGGAGGGGTATGGACGCCGCTGTGGGTCGTGCGGCAGTTGGAGGTGCTGCGCGACCAGCGCCTGCGGGTCATGCCGCTAGTGCTGCCAGACGGCCGCGAATTCTCGGTGATCTTCAACCGCGCCGACGGGGCGCCGCTGGAAGCCGAACCGCTGTTCCGCGAGGTCAACCCCGGTCCGGACGCCGACTACCTGGTGACGTTGCGACTGCTCACCGTAGCGCCGCCCCCGGCGCCGCCCACCCCCGACCCTTGATCCCACACCCCGCCTCGGCGGGGTTTTCTTTTCTGGCTGGAGTGTTCCATGACGATCACCGTCGATGATGTAAAGCTGCTGAAATCCCAGCGCCTCACCGATGAGGACGACGGCGGCGGCCGTGCCACCGGGCAAGCCGTGGTGGATCGCGAGATCAACAACCTGTTTCCCGATATCTCGCGCCTGGACCGGACCATCGGCCGGATCAACCTGCGCAAGGCCTTCGCCGGCATCAGCTCGAACAGCGCCGAGCCGTACCTGGGCGCTCATGCCATCGTCACGCGGGCGCCGGCCGATCCGCGTGTCTCGGTGCTGCTGTTCAACACCGGCAGCCAGACCGATGAGCGCCGCGACGCGCGCAACGCCATCGAGTCCTTCGTGGTGCCGGCCGTGTCTGCCTCGTTCGAACTGCTGGGCAACCAGTTGCAGGGCCAGCGCGCCATCGCTTGTGTGCAGCGCGAAGAACAGCGGCTGCCCGAGATCGGCGAGGTCTATCAGTTGGTGTTCGAGTCGCGCTCGCAGTATGTTCGCATCACCGACGTCGAGGCGCGGCTGGAACAGTTCGCCCACGACTACGGCAACGGCAACTTCGTGAACTTCACCCGGCGCCGGCTGGACCTGTCGATCAGCGCGCCACTGGGCGCGACCTTCCCCGGCGGCCAGGTGACGCCAGGCGGTACCACCAGCCCGAAAAGCCAGGTGCTCAGCACCCAGGTCGCCGATGCCGCGCGGTACTACGGCATCAGCCCCCTGGCCGAGGCTGTCAGCCGCGGCGCGCTGAGCCTGCGGGTCAAGTCGGTCTATTCCCAGCTGGTGCCCAGCACCACCAGGGAGAACGCGCTGGTCGACCAACTGGCCGGCTACCAGCGGCGCCTGTTCGCTGCGGCCGGGCCGGCGCGGACGGTCAACCTGAATGTCGCGAACATAGGTAGTGGCAGGTCGCGGACGTTCCTCGGCACCGGCTGCGCGCCGGGTTCGCTGTCGCTGAGCGCCGGCGGCGGTGTGTTCGCCGACGACCGCAAGGGAGGCCTGCGCTACATCAGCGGTTCGAACTGGATTGCCACCGGTACCGTCGACTACGAGAGCGGCGCAATCGAGATGGCGGCCTCCGGCAGCGGCTGGAGCGGGACAGCGAGCGCCACCTACCAGCCTGCCGCGGCGGCGACGGGCGAAGCGGTGACCGGGGAGATCCCTATCGAACTGGGCAACCGCGGCTTCGTCTACACCCTGTCGCTGTCCGAAGCGCCGCCCCAGCCGGGCACCCTGGTGGTCTCGTTCCTCGCCCTGGGCAAATGGCAGGAGATCCGCGACCAGGGCAACGGCGAATTGGCCGGGGAAGGCACCGGCACGGTGGACTTCGCGACCGGCTCGGTATCCATCACCCTGAGCGCGCTGCCGGACGTGGGGAGTTCGCTGATCTACGCCTACGTCGGGCAGAACGATGCGGCGCTGACCCAGCGCACCGGCACCAGCGTGCAGGCGCGCGCGCGGATCAACCGGACGTTGCCGCACCAGGGGCTGTTGCCCGGCTCCTACAAGGCGACGTTCAAGGTCGGCGGGGTAGAGCGCACCGTGCTCGATAGCGGCAACGGCTCGCTCAGCGGTACCGGTGGCAGCGGCCAGATCAACTATGCCGACGGCAAGGTCAGCATGGAATTGAGCGCCACCCCGGATGCCGGGAGTGGGATCGTGCATACCTACCAGCAGGGCAGCGTGACGGACAGCCCGCTGGCGGTGACCTCCGACAGCACCGGCATGTGCATCGGCACTCTCCCCGGGGCGCCGCTCAAGGCGGGCAGCGTGCGCCTATCGTGGATCACCAAGCGTCGCCAGGCGGCACCGACCCTCGGTGCTGACATGGGCACCGGGGCGCTGCCGATCTTCGAATCGGAGATCACCGTGGACAACTCGGTGACCGACGACGCCGCCGGCGGCTGGGCCGGGCGCGCCGGGACGATCAACTACGAGACCGGCGAATTCAGCCTGAAGGTGGCCGGCAACTACGTGTTCAAGGAGTACACCTACTACACCGACACGGTCGACAACTTCGGCATGAAGAAGCTGCGTCTGGTGGCCACCGATACCACGTTGCTGGAGGGGTTCGGCGGCACGCTGAGCGTGCGCGCGCAGAGCCGCGGCGTCGAGTACGGCGAGCAGACCGATTCGCAGACCGTCGCTCCGGTGACCCTGGACCTGTTGCCTGGTGTGGCCGAGCCGATCCTGCCGGGCTCGCTGGTGTTCACCTGGGCCGGCGAGGTCTACGTCGACCGCTCCGGTGTGCTCTACAAGAACATCAACAGCGGCACCAACGCCGGCATCGCCGTCGGCTCGGTGGACTACGCCGGCCGTACCGCGACGCTGAATACCTATGGCTCGGGGGCGGCGCCGACGGTCACGCTGCTGGCCTGCCTGACCACCAACGCCGGCTTCAGCGTCACCAGCATGACCTTCCGCACGCCGGGGGCGCCGCTGCGTTCTGCGAGCCTGCAGGTGACGGCGGTTCGCCTGGATACCGCGCAGATCGTGACCACCACGGCGGACGCGAACGGTAAGCTCAATGGCGCGGTGATCAAGGGTAGCGTCGATATCGTGACCGGCATCGTCCGGCTGCGCTTCACCAGCAATCTGGAGGACACCACTGGGGCCAGCGATATCCCGGTGATTCCGCTGCTGCTGCGCTACAACGCGGTCGTCTTCACCTCGCTGCCGCTGGACGCCACCCTGCTGGGCCTGGACCCAGTGCGACTGCCGGCGGACGGGCGGGTGCCAGTGTTCCGCGAGGGCGACGTGATGGTGGTTGCCCATACCGCCGAGACCACGGTGCCGAGTCCTCAAGCCGGGGGCGTGCTGCAGCTCGGCCGCGACCAGCAGGCCGAGATCAAGGTGGTGGACGCCAACGCGGTGGAACTGGCCTCGGCGGGCTACAGCGTCGACCTGGAACGCGGCCGGGTGACATGGGCCAACCCGCTGCTCCTGCAGGATGCCGAGGGCAACCCACTGACCCTCCCGCTGGTGGTGCGCGACCGGGTCGAGCACATGACCCTCTGCACCGAGGTTCAGGTGAACGGCGAGTTGGGAATCTCCTCGCCGCTGCCCTGGGATCTGCCGGCGGGCGAAACGCTGGCGTCCAGTGCGCTGAGCTGGGGCGACCTGCAGGCGCGGCTGCACCACTGGTTCACCCAGCGGACCTGGGATATCGGCTCGCCGAACTGGACCGACGAGCCCAAGGGCGACGGGACCACCGCCAACTACAACAGCCTCGCCTATCCACCGCTGATCGCCAACCGCGGTGCGATCGATGCGAAGTGGGCACTGGTGTTCAACTCCTCGACCAGTTTCAGCGTGGTGGAGGAGAAGCTGGGGGTCATCGCCAACGGCACTACCACCACCGACACGGCGCCGATCAACCCGGAGACGAACACGCCGTACTTCACCATCCGCAAGGAAGGCTGGGGCAGTGGCTGGGCGGCCGGCAACGCGGTGCGCTTCAACACCGACTCGTGCCTGGGGCCGATGTGGATCGTGCGGACGGTGCTGAGTGGCAAGGGCACCGTCGAGGACGATGAATTCCACCTGCAGATCAGAGGAGACGCGGACTGATGACCGCTCGACAGTACAGCTATCGGGACGCCGGCGCACCACCGGCGCTCTTCCCGTCGGCGGTGACGCCGTTCCAGAAGCTCAAGAGCTACCTGCGCGCGGCGCTGGTCGATGGCTACGGCAACAAGCCACCGGCAGGGTGGACCGTGGTGAGCGAGTTCGACACTGCCATCACCTTGGCTCCGGCGTCCAACTGTGCACAGATCACGTTCTGCCAGCACTTGCCAAGTAGTAGCGGTAGCAGCTATCGGGACTTCGTCGGGATCTTTGTACATGAGGGAATGCTGGATATCAGCACTCCGCTTCCAAAGGGGGTCAACACGCGATCACGTACGTGGTCGGCGGATACCAACCCCACCAGCAATGATGCCCATATCCTCTATTTGGGCTACATGTACTGGAACTACGCCACCTATTGGCAGATCTGCGCGGATGCCGAGACGTTTGTCTTTTGCATGCTGGCGGATAGGGGCTATGAGAATACGAGCGAGGACTACAGCCTCGGCCTCTATGTCGGGCAGTACGAGAGCTTTAGTGGCGCCTCTGGCGTCCAGGGATTCATCGCCGTCGGTGGCGCCCAGGGGTATCAGAGTTCAGCCAGCCGAAGTACCAACCGGTCCTTTGGGAGTGGGTTCAGTTCACTGCGTGACCAGCGCTCGGGGGAGATCATCCAGGGTGGCGGCGCTGGCGTGGGGGCGCTGATGGACCAGATGCAGTACCAGAGCATGTACTACGACAGGCCAGAGGGAGAGAATCCGCCCTATTGGCGTATGCAGCAGCCCTATGTGACGAACGGCGCGAACTACGTCGGCCGCCTGAAGGGTGTGTGTTTCGACCCGATTCTTGGCCACTACCGGCATGGGCACTTGCTGGATCGGCTTGGCCTGCCGCTGGCCGCAACCTCGGTGGCGGAGGCGGTGCAGATGGATGGCAAGACCTACTACGTGGATATGGACCGTTGGGGGCTCTGGTTCCTGTCTGTGGATCCGGTGTGGTGGCCAGCATGAGCGCGCTGGTGCTGCAGGTGATGCCGCCGGTACAGGTCAGGCCGGATACCTGGCTGCAGCGGTTCGGCATTGGTCCGAAGACCCTTCGCCCGCCTGTGGCGATCGCCTGGTCGGGGGCCGGGCAGGCGATCTACCAGACCCTCGCCGTGAAGGTCACCCGCGAAGGAGAGGAGACCTCGGCGCGCAAGATCGCCACGCTGTATCGTGGGGCGGTGGTCACCGCGACTGCGATGACGGCGTCCTTCCAGGTCTACGAGGGCGAGACGGTGCAGCGCTTCGAGGCATCGGGCCTGCGCGGACAGTTCGTGATCCAGGTCACCGACGAAGGCGACCCGCGCCTGGGGATCATTCGCTGGCCGGTCCTCGATGCCGATACGCGCCTGCTGTCCTATGACCTGACCGAAGGCTCGGGCGGTCGAGATCCGACCGACCCGGCGAAGGTGCGAGCGGTCGTCACGGTCGACGGCGGTGCGGCCTCGCGCCAGGTGGTGGTCATCGAGCGCAAGCTCGATGGCGAATGGCGGGTGGCCGGCGTGGGGCAGACGGCCGAGTCCGGGCGCGCCGAGATCGCTCTGGAGGTGACGGCCGGCGGGACCACTTACGCGCTTGGGCTGGATGACTGGGGCGCGGTGTTTGAGCCGCGTCTCGCCGTCAGCCTGGGCCAGCGCGTGCGTCCGACGATCTTCTCTGGCTGGCTCTACGAGGTGACCGAGGCCGGGGTGCTGCCGGTGGCTGAGCCGGAGTGGTGGCCGATCGAGGGCGACAACCCCAGCCGGGAGGTCGGCACGGCCCGTCTGCAGGCGACGCGTTACTACCGCCCGCTCAGCCACGGGCCCTTTCCTGTCGAGGCTCTATGATCAATGCGAGTTTCGGCGCCCCCTGGCAGAGGGCGGCGCCGCTTTCCGTGCGCGCCGTCCCGCTGCGCTGGCAGCGCCTGGTGCTTGCCGATGCGCGTAGCGGCGGGCTGTGGGGCTCTGGCCGACCACTGGCACGGCGTTGCGCCAGTGGCTGGTCCGGTGTACCGGTGCGTGATGCGGGCTGGGGGAGTGGCTGGGAGCACGCCGAGCAGCGCAACGCGACCGCCGGCAGCGCTTGGGACAGCACCCGGGTGCTGGACGTGGAGAGAGAGCTAGGCTGGGATCGGACGCTGCGTCCGCGTGATCGGCGCCTGTCGCTGATCTACAACCCGCGCCCGTCGCCCAAGGACGACGGCCGTCCACCCGGCTGGCGGCGCTCGGCCGAGTTCGACCGCTTCCGCGATGCGCTCTCGGAGAGGCGTGCCAGCCTCTACATCCCGACTGGCCTGCTCGATTTCAATTTCGGCCCGACCCGCTACACCCCAGCGAACACGCCCGACGTGTTTTTCGATTTCCGCTACGTGGCGCCGGTCCGTGGTATCCGGCCGGTGGACGCCGGGGCGCGCAGCAGCTACGGCAGTCCTGCCCGCTTCGATGCGTTGCGGCGGATTCCCTGGGTATGGGGGCGGCCGACCGATCCGGTGCCGACGGGCATTGTCTACCCCGACTATCCGGGGCCGGTGGTGCCGATAGATCCACCCACCGAGCCCGAGATACTGGAGACCTACATGATAGGAAACACGGTCACCCTGGTGGTGCTGCCGAGTCGCACGCCGCTGGATGCGACCAGCATTCGCATCGGCCTGGATATCGACTCGTTCGCCTGGTCGTTCTCGGCTGACCTGTTCGGTCGCACCTCGCTGGACCTGACGGCGCCGGATGCCAACGGGCCGAAGACGGTAGAACTGGAGATCAACGGCTGGACCTGGCGGTTTCTGGTCGAGCGTTACAGCGGCAGCGGCAAGCATCCGAGCGAGCGCTACACCATCAGCGGCGCGAGCCGCACCCAACTGCTGGACGCGCCCTATGCGCCGAAGCGCAGCGCGGTGAACACGGCGCCGCTGAACGCACGTCAGGTTGTCGACGACCAGTTGCAGTACACCGGCTTTTCAGTGTCCTGGGACGTCGAGAACATGGGGCCGCCGGACTGGACGCTGCCGGCCGGCGCCTTCAGCTATCAGGATCAGACGCCGATGCAGGTCATCGTCAAGCTGGCCGAGGTCGCCGGCGGCATCGTCCGGCCGGGCCTGATGGACGACTCGGTGACGATCCTGCCGCGGTATCGTGAGGCGACCTGGTACTGGGGCACCGCGATTCCCGACCGGATCATCCCGGCCGCCATCGTCGCCGAGTGGGGCAGCGAGTGGAGTCCCCAGCCGGCATGGAATTTCGTCTACGTCAGCGGTACCAGCTACGGCGTCAGCGTGCAGGTGCGGCGCGCCGGTACCGCCGGCGAGGAGTTGGCGCCCGACGTCATGGAGGACTGGATTACCGGCACCGAGGTGGCGCGCTCGCGCGGGATCTGCGAGTTGTCCAAGGGAGGCAACCAGGCGATCGAGACGCGCCGTATCCCGCTGTTCCAGAAGGATGATGGGGTACCGGGCCTGGTGCAGCCGGGCATGTTGGTCGAGGTGCGAGACGAACAGGCGACGTGGCGCGGTCTCTGCCTGGCTACCGATATCTCGGCCGAGGGGGTAGGGGCTAGCCGCGTTTGGCAGACCCTGCGCATCGAGCGCCACTACCCGGGAGGCTCCTGATGGCGACGGTCAACCCCTGGCGTCGGTTCATCGGGCTCTTACCGGGCGGCGCGCGCACGGTGGGGGAGGTGATCGACGTCGACGAGGGCGCCGGCACCTGCCGCGTCCGCTTGCGAAACAACGTCGTGATCGCGGCCCGGGGCACGGCGGTGCCGGCAGGGCAGATGGCGTTCATCAGCGATGGCCTGGTGACCGGGCCGGCGCCGCTGCTCCCCCAGTTCGATATCGAGGTTTGACTGAGCCGATCCGACCAGCATGCCGTCCAGGCACTGCAGGCGGTCGGACCCGCGTTTCAAGGTGAGCGGATCGCGTGCGGAGATCCACCAGCCATCGCGCAAGAGCTGATCAACATGGGCGCGCAGCCCGGGCAACATCCGTTTATTCATCGTGGTTCGCCTCCTACCTGGCAGGCGAACGATAGCAAACCGGAACCCCTTCACGCCTACCGATAGCAGAGCATTAACGTTACTGGAGAGAACCGATGCTGATTACCGAGCAGCAGCTGCTGCAGATATTTCCGAACGCCGGCCCGCAAGCCGGCGTTTTTGTTGGTGCGTTGAACCGCGGGATGACTCGCTTCGGTATCACTTCGCCCGTGCGAGTCGCCGCGTTTCTCGCCCAGGTCGGCCACGAGAGCAGCCAGTTGACTCGGCTGGTGGAGAACCTCAACTACAGCGCCCGTGGCCTGGCTGCGACTTGGCCGAGCCGGTACCGCGGTGCCGACGGCAACCCGAACGCTCTGGCTCTGAACCTTGCGCGGCATCCGCAGGCTATCGCGAACAACACCTATGCCTCACGCAACGGCAACGGAGACGAGGCGTCCGGAGACGGCTGGCGGTTCCGCGGTCGAGGGTTGCTGCAAATCACCGGCCGTAAGAACTACCGGGCTGCCGGCGCCGGCCTCGGCCTGCCGCTGGAGGCTGAGCCCGAGCTGCTGGAGCAGCCCGAGCACGCGGCCAGGTCGAGCGCCTGGTGGTGGGCGGCGCATGGGCTCAACGGTCTGGCCGATTCGGGCAGCTTTGCACTTATTACTCGGACGATTAACGGCGGCATGAACGGCCAAGTGGAGCGCCTGGAGTTGTGGGAGCGCGCCAAGGCGGTGCTGTCGTGATGCTGCTTGGATCTGTCGGCCTAGCGAGTTGGGTGCGGATTGTGATCACCGCATTGGTACTGACCTTTACTGTTGCTGCTACTTGGAGAGCGGCCGAGTTGCGATTCGGTGAGCAGATAGCAGCGCTGAAGCTGCAACACGAGCGGGAGCGCCTTGAGGCCAGTCAGGCGGTAGCGGCCGAGCTTCAGCGAAGAACCGAACAGCGGCAGCGCCTGGAGGCTGATCTACAGGCGATAGATGAGCAACGTTTTGGAGAGTTACGACATGCGCAAGCTATCAATGATCAGCTTACTGCTGACTTGGCTGCTGCTCGGCAGCGGCTGCGGGTCCGTATCACCCGTGCCAGTTGTTCCGCTACCGGCCTGCCAGCCGGAACCGCCGGTGCCGGCGTGGATGATGGAGCCGAGTACGCCGAACTTCACCCAGCGACTGCGGCAGATCTTGCCCGTCTTGCAGCAGATGCCGACCAGTGTGCAGTGAAGCTGTCAGCCCTTCAGTCAAGGGAAGCGATGCGGAAGGGGCGTCGAGGTGAAGGGGGGGTAAAAAAGAAGGCCGGGTACACTGCCCGGCCTCCTCGATCACTTCACTAACTCGATCATAAGGCTGATGATTGCCCGTGCCAGTTCCAGCAGGGCTAAAATTATTTCTAATTTCATAAGCAGATCTCCACCTAGGTTAGCCTGACTTTGTGGAGAACGTGTGGTATCTTCGAAGCTGTCTAGGAATCGAGGAGGCCGCAGGTTCTCCGGACCATCGAGGTCAGGGGGCCGACGGTCCTTTCTCATCCAAAGAGCCCGGGGTTGCAGTCGTAACCCTGGGCTCTTCTATTTCAAACCCTGTATTTAGGATAAAACGCTGCCTGCCAGAGTTTTCTGGAGCAGGGTCGTGACAGGGTTGAATATATTCTAGGTTGGCTGTTTCTCGTAAATCAAGATATTTTTTTCGAGTGAAAGTTTGCTTATAAATATAAGGGCTCTGAGCCAATGTTTATGCCAGCGTGGCTGGGAGTAACTGGTCGAGGACGGCCAAAAGCGGTCCTGCGTCTTGCATTTGTTATGGCACGACCGGTTGGGGTAGACATGGTCTAAGCCAGTGTTTAAGCGGTTTTGTGGGTGTTTTGTCGTTTTTGGGGCTAGCTTCGCTGCTGTTGGCTCGACCTGAAAATGCGAAGACTGTTTCGATTGACTAGGTAGCTTCGTGAATTCTTCCTGTGTGTCCCCTCCGATTGCCTTGCTGGACGTTGAATGCTGCTTGGTATTCTGTTGCTACGTTGCTTATGAGTTGAGGGGTAAAATTCGTGTTTTGTACTTCCGCTTGATATGTTTTGTTAGTGCAAGACTACATATTTGACTAGACGTTTCTATGAGTTCGTCTGTCAAAGTCTAAAGAACAGTTGTAGAGGTGGATCTGAACTCAGATTGCGACGTCTACTGAAGACCGGTGCTTCTCTAGCCCGTTTCGTACCGGTCTGCATCGTGCAAGCGTTTGCACCCGGTAGGGGCTCTAGCCGCTATGGCGTTAGACTATGCGCTTTTCATAGAGGGAAGAGGCACAAATGCTGATCGTTCGGCTGGAACAGGGGTGGACCCTTAAGCTTGATAGGCAGGTAGGCAGTTCGGGGAAGCACGGCATTTGGTCGTTCCACTGTGCTGAAAGCACCTATACTCCTGCTCCCGCTGAGCTACTGCGTCATGCGGCCATTCTGCCGGCGGAGCCCAAGGATGGGCAAAAGGTAGAGGTGGCTATTTGCGATACGCGCATGCCGCAGGACGAATGGCGGCCTGTTGGGAACGGCGTTGCGACCTATGAGGCCGAGCGCTGAGGCTCGATCAGATGGGCGCCCTGGTTTCGGACGTTCCCAACTGCTGGGTCGACCGCGTACCAGGCGAACGCCTCTGCCGGCTCGCCTTGGTGCAGCACGATCTGCTCCGCGCGCTCCCTGGCCCAGCCTGGCCGCCATCCCCATCTAATCTCCTGAGCGACCAGAGCGTCCTCTTCGAGTCGGAGCGTTGTCACCTGGGTCGATGGCGCGACGTTGTAGCGCTGCGACTGTTCTCCTACTAGGCTGGTTAGCATATTCGGTAAGCTCAAGACCGACACGAATTCATGCAGGCCGGAATATTGGCTGGGTCGTCCACACATCCAATTGCCCTCGCGTCAACTCCCTTCAGCATAGCCTCGGTTGCCACTACGCCCGCCCCGTGGCAGTCATTGCAGGTCTCCATCAAAGCAAAGTGGCTCATGCAAGTGCTGCATGCCCGCAGTTCGCATGCCTCCAACCGCTCCCGCCACAGGGCTGCGGCTGCGCTATCCCCGCCTTCTTCGGCCTGTTCGGCTAGATCTACCGCAAGGCGATATTCATCAGGTTGGTCGAATGCCCGCCACTCTCTGCCATGCCAGGTGCAACCGATCACCGTCAGTGCGTAGACCTGGCCGTTCGTACATGTCCAGCGTCGTCCCCGAATCTCTCCCCCATAAATGGTGTACTGGTGGAACACTGCTAGCTGGCCGCGCTTGTCGTATCGAATCAACCCGTCGCTTAGCTCTGGCTCCGAAGGCTTGAATGCGCCACGGGCAATCTGGCCAACCTCGTGGCCGTGCAGTGCTACTTTGTACGTGCGATTGGGTTTGTACCATTGAGCCGCACGTTCTTCCTGGGCGTGCGAGAGTGCGCCGGTAACCAGGTCTTGCATATCGAGATAGTCAGATTCGCTGACATCGCCAGTTTGAAGGAGATTGTCAGCCGCTCTGCGTAGCATTTCGCAGTGCCATTCGGGTGCGGTCATCAGGGCTTGTTTATCGCCTAGAGCGGCGTGCCAGGGGCCGGCGGAGCGGGGAAGGTAGATCACGGTTTCGGTTTTCTGAATACTGTTTTCTTATACAGTATGCGAGAGGTGCTAAGTATGCTAGGGGAGGGCGACGAGCAGCGAGTGCCTCTTTGGGGCTGGGCCTCAGACTTCTTTAGAAAGCATGGATCAACAGCAATGCAAAGCTACCTGTATAGGCTTGCTGAGGGCATTCATCTATTGCTGGCGTTATGCTACCTTTTGTTTCAGAGTCATCAAAAATTAGATGCTAAGGAAAGGGTATAGGGATATGTGGAAAAAAATAAATGAGTTACGGGATCCCTTTAATGATGCGGTAAATTACCGCAGTCGAATAGAAAAAGAGTTTTTTAACAAATTATTTTTGCGCACCGACGAGTTGGATAGGCTGGTGGCACCAAATATATATTACTTAATGGGGGAGAAGGGGGCTGGGAAAACTGCGTATGCTACCTATTTGGAGAATAACAAGCATGATAGGATTTATTGTAAAACAATAACGCTCACTGAGACTCAGTATAAAAGATTTATTGCTCTGAAGAAAAATGGAAAGCTGCACTATAGCGATTACGCAAATATTTGGAGGTCTATTCTTTTATCAACCACTGCTCAAGTCATAATAGATAAATCTAAGGGGGTTCTTCAAGGGATAACCGGTAAGTTTAGAGAGGTGGAGGAGGCGCTTAAAAAATGGAATAGAAGCTCTCTTAATCCTGAGATTGATAGCGCGCTGGAATCTTTAAAAAGCCTTACAGCAGGAGTTGATGTTGGGCGTGATCCTCTAAAAGTGTCTGGCGCAGGCACCATGGAGATGTCTACTAAGACTGAAGAGATAAAACATCACTTGCTAGAAAATGAAACCAATCTAAAAGAGGCTATAGGTTCATTGTCTCTTAATAATAGTCATATTGTATTTATAGATGGGATTGATTTTCGCCCTTCATCAGTTTCATACCGGGAGTATATGGACTGTATTAAAGGCCTAGGGGAGGCTGCTTGGCAGTTAAATACTGAGTTTTTTAATGGGATCCGTGATTCTAGAGGGAGAATTAAAATAGTCTTGTTGGTTAGGCCTGATGTTTTTCATTCTCTGAATATATATAACTCAAACTCTAGGATTCAAGATAATACCGTCTTCTTAAGCTGGTACACTACGGAGATTAATGCGTCATCATCTCCACTTTTTGAGGTTGTTGGTAAATTTTTAGCAAGCCAAAATGGCTCCAATGTTTCGGCTAGAGACGCGTGGTGTAATTATTTTTCTGACCATTCGGATCATTTGGATATATTTAAGAAATTTTTGCGGGGGTCTTTTCAGAAGCCAAGAGATTTCTTGACTTTTATAAAAATACTTAGAGCGCTACATTTAAGTAAAGGTCTAGGTGGGCAAACGCAGTTCTCACCTAGGCTAATAAATGATCCAAGCTTTACTAGCGACTCATCTGACTATTTGCTAGGGGAAGTTAGGAACTACGCCGCTTTCTATATGACACCTGAGGATTTTGGTTGTTATTTAAAGTTCTTCCAGTTTTTAGATGGTAAATCAAAGTTTTCTTTTGCGGAATTTTCTAGCTACTTTAAGAGTTTTTCCCGTTGGGCGGAAGGGGAGACTATTAATAATAGGCAGTATTTGCGGGATGCGGAATCGCTATTGCAGTTTTTCTATGATGTTAATGTCATAGGGTATAGGGAGAGTACTGATGATAAGTCGGAAACTCATTATCACTGGTCTTATAGGGAGAGGACGTTAAATAATATAGCTCCCAAGGTTAAGTCTGTTGATGATTTGATGATTAACCCAGGGATTGCAAAAGCATTAGATATAGGTAAACGTTTCAAAGATCAAGCTGATGCTCCATTAGAGCCGAGGAAACCCAAAAAGCGTTATTGGAAGGGGAAAAAGCGGCCCAAAAAAAGTTATAGTGAAAAGGCCCCGGCCCGCTAATATCTTTGCAAGACACAGGTCAGATTGAGTGACTCAAGCGGTGAGGAAGAACGATTGCTCTGGAAAGCTTGGGTTGCCAATCTGATTTTTGGTTATGAGAAAAGGTGCTAAATTCAATTTTAAAAATACTGTGTTTATCATATTGGAGGTGTTAGAGAGTTTTTATCTCGTTGCATTTAGGGTTTATGGTTAGCAGATATTGGCTAGTAGTGATTTTTTTGAAATGTTGCTAGAGTTCAGGCGCTTAGGCTAGTCCTCTTCGTTCTCCAAAAGTCCGACTTTAATTGCTTGTCTATATATTTAGTGGTGGAGTCTGCCAGCTTGATGAGCTTCTCCATTTTCTCCATGGTTACATTGAGTCTAACCTTGGACAGTTTTTTCATTGCGATGAATAAGATCATGACGTTTCTCTATCTCCTTTATTAGGCTGTCCATGTTTTTGCTGGGAAATTTAGTGTCTAGGAGCGCCTTATAGAGTTCTGCTATTTTCACCAAATTGTGTCGATTTTTTGAGTGATTTCTTCCTTCAAAATTTCCAGTTTACGGAAAATTTCTTGAATAACGTTTTTCTCCTTGAATTTTGGTTTGTACGAAGCGGCGTCGGATAGCTTCCCGTGTGAGTACCTGTTTTTTTATTGTGTCGGAAAGAGCGGGAGTTGGGCCTGGTCAGCAAGCAGCCGGGCTAGCACGCATACAAGCAGGCCACAATTGAACAGCCGGATCCCGAACCGGCTGAACCGCGAATTCGCAACCTATCATCCCCACTAGGTCTGGTGTGGTGACATCACATACGTATCGGCGCAAGGCCGCTGTACTACTTGGCGGCGGTGTTGGAACTGCATGCCCGGCGGGTGATTGGCTGAGTGTTCTCGGCCAAGCCGGATGCCGACCTAGTAATCAAGGCCCTGGCGGCCTAGGAACAGCGCGACAAATCACAGTCGGTCCTGTTCCACTCGGATCAGGGCACCCAGTATGCCAGTCGCCTGTACCGACAACGAGACTGGCGCTACCGGATGCAGCAGAGTATGAGTCGCCGGGGTAAGTGCTGGGAGCGTCAACTCACCGATAGAGCGCCAGTTCCGTAGCCTGAAGTCGGAGTTACCGCCTGCGGTGGCCGAGGAAAGACTCAACCCACTTACATGTACTGCCTAGGACAAGTCTGCCGAGGGTTGCCGTTGCTCTACGGAAATTATCTGTTAGTGGTAAGAATGTGGTAAATGGAAAGTTACGGATAACATTAGAACTTGGAGTTACGGCTGATATAGAGAATTAACGGTCCAGTCCATCACGGGTAGAGAAGAGACAATCAAAGCTCGCCGCGCCCGTGGTCACCAGAAACTGCTGCATATCGCTACCGATTGTAATCATGCTGCGGTGGAGCAGCCTGAGAGACGTCATTTCCATTCAACTCTAGACCTCACAAAGCTCCATGAGTTAGTCATGATGGCAGAGGCCATCTAAGGAGGACAAGCCAAGTATCACTAGCTCCCCTAGATCTTAATTGTAGAAAGAACTCGGGAATAAGCTGAGACGCCAACTGACATAAAACGGCCAGTGGCTGCCGTCATGCCGCTCCCAACGCGCGTCTGACGAAGCTCTGGTCGACGTGGCCCATAGACCTCCAAGCCCGCTCGTTCTGTCGAAGATAGTCAGCCAACTCATCCACACTTGCTCCTTCTGGGAAGTTCAGCAGCTTAGACATACGGTGCAGTGTCTGAATGGGGATACCTATTTCCTCAAGCGCATTCACCCCTGGAGGGAGGTGGAGATTCTCAAAGCTCATTCTGACGTAACTGTAGTCAATCGTGCTGCGGATGCCCTTCTTGATAGCGTGCAAGCGAACCACGTCTTCCAGCAGCCCGAGCACCTTCGGAATGGTGTAGCCGAAGGTATTGCTCACCAGTTTTAGGTCGTTGTTGAGTGCGGTGGACAGATTTACCTTCTCATCAACCTTGCTCCATTGCTTGGTGTGCTCTATCTGGCTTTTCAGATAAGCCGAGTAACTCTCTGCTTTCTGATAGCTCGTTAGCTTGGCCAAGATGGCATCGTGGGTTTTGGTCTGCAGTCCATTCGTAGAAAACGCCTTTGGCACGAGCCTGCTGCTGATCTTGGCCAAGGCTGTCAGAAAACCAGGCGCTGGTGACCAGTGAAACACGAGTGAGTCGAACTCCTCCTCCCTGAGCATCTCAACCATACTGTACAGCTGCTCGAACTGCTCCATCCTGAAGTAAGAGTGTTTCTTGACCAGATCGATAGAAAACCGATCCTGGGCAAAGGCGGCTTCACATCTGTCCTGGGAATATTCGGACAAGTGATCAGGCTGTGCGCTCGCGAGCAAGTTCAATGGCGTATCAGCACCCTGAATCCCCAGAGGGACATCGACCTCCTGGTTCAGGTTGTCTTCCGGAACATCTTCCAGGCAGAACACCTTGCCAACGAAATGGACACCCATCCTGCCTGCACGGCCTTTGATATTTCCGTGGGTGAATTTGTCGATCCCAGTGTTGCCATTACGGTTGTCATAGATGACCACATTCTTCGCAATCGTATTCACACCCTCAATAATGGTAGAGGTGCACAGTAGAAAACGAAGGTCACCTGCGTTGAAACGGTCTGCAGTGTATTGTTGAAGAGCCCTAGGCAGGCCACCGAAGTGCAAACCTATCCCGTTTTTGAGCGCGTAAGTGTAGTCCCAGTCAGGATCGAATTCCTTACTAACCCATTCCACATGGGCATCTTGGAATGGTTGGCCATACCCAAGCCGGACAAGTTCGCGAGCAACCTTCCCCGCCACGCCTGAGGACTTGCAATAGATGATTGTCGACCCTTTGCACTGCGGCGCGATAATGGCTAGGGCCTTGAGTTTTCCTTCGTCATCATTGGCATCGACACCGTAGGTCTGCACATCGACGGCTACGGTATTGAAGTCGGCAGTGATGAACGCATGGTCGTAACCAAGCTCTGTGAGGCCACGAATACTGTTGACGAAAGGCCCGGTCAGATAGAACTGCCTGGACACCTTTAATAGCTTGCTCAGGGCAATATTTAACTCAATGACTCTCTCGTCTTTGAAGTCAGTGATACCCTTTTTGAGTTGCCGAAAAGCCAATTTGTAAAACTCGTCGATAACGAAAATGTCGATATCTTCGATATCATCTCGCTCGTTAACCCTTTCCTGAGTCAAAACGTACACAACCCAGTCTCTGTGGCTCTTCTGTGAACTGTGATGAATGATCTGATAGGTATCGCCGAAGCGCTCTTGAAGACGTCGTCGGGTCTCATCAGCCAGCGCGACCGTGGGCACTACGAGTACGACCCGTTTGAAACTACGGAGCCCCAGCAGCGAATCGACGATGGCGCTCTTACCCATACTGGTAGGAGCACTGAGCACGACATTACGACCTGCCTTGAGGAGATCGAAAACCTGAAATTGCATCGAATGGAAAACGAAGTCAGCCGAGAACGGCGTTCGGTATAAATTCAAGGCTACCCGATCACTGGGAGAATGCTCAGAAAACTCTTTTTTCAAGTATGGAAACAGTCCGGCCTTCCTAACCATATTGCGCAGAATTCCTACATGGCCGGTGAATTTATCACGGGCACCGAGCGCTCGGATTGTCAGGTCTCTCCCCAGGGAAGTGGAAACTGGATTGGACAACAGAGAGTTGATAGCTGATAGGTACCTAAATGCAGAGAACCCATCACTGTCCAAACTCATCTTTGCCGCCTGATACACTTCGTTCATACAGCCTCCCTGACCTTCCTGTCTACCAATTGGGTCAATGCGTCCAAGCTTGGTGCAGGGTAGATAAACACATCGATTGTGAGCTTCGCGAAGATGGGGTTTCGCTGCAAGTCATCGACAAATGCTTCGAAGAGTGCTGCAGTTTCATCCTCCAGTTTATCTTCATGCCCTGGAGTTTCAGGGTCTGTAAGTAACGAAGAGTCATAACCAATGAACAGCACAAACCGGAATCGATCCAAGTGCTCATCAAAAGAGTTGCTTTCGTCCAGAATGACGTCGATGTCATGGTGTAGTAGGTAGGCATCATCCTTGATGTCGAGAATTTTTCCTCGGGCTTCGCTAAAGCACGCTTCGATCTCATCGTATAGCTGCTGTCGGATCTCAGGCAGACGCTTTATAATATTGACCGCCGTGACAAGCTCACTGAAGCCAACCCACAGCTGATCGCCTTCCGGATCTCGCCGAACGATGTGTACATTTTCGAGTATCTTTTCTTTCCCCTGGCTTTCAAGATAAAGCAGGCACGGGATGGGCTGACTCGAATGCAATTGCCGTATCGTGGCATGAAGGAGAACGCGCCCCAGAAAGGAACGTACATCCGCCAATGAAGCGAACACCGTGTTTCTTAAGCGCTGCCTCTGCTCGACAATCGATAGCTTGTGGATGTCAGCGAGTTCATTGGGGCGAAGGAAAACCTCATCTAGCCATTTGCAAACATTGTCGGCGATATACTGGTATCGGTAACGCTTGAGGCTGTACTTCTGGTGGAGGACAAGGCCACTACGCTTAGCGCATGGGGTGACCAGTGTGCTGCGGAACGGAACCAAAATATGAGGTAGCTGGCGTTTGACATACACTTTACGGCCCGCGTGCTTTTGATCCTCTTCAACCAGGGTCTGGAACCACGCATTCAAATCTGCACGAAGATAGGACTTGCTATCTGCCGAGTGGATTTTGCGCGACAGGGCACCTTTACGAGTGACCGTATCTAAAATCCCTCGCCAAATATCCTCCGCCGTGGCCTCGGTGCTCAATGTAACCCCATGAAGCTCATACGCAGCGTTTCGAATGTTCCTAATACCCATGAGCTCAATCTCGCGCATGGTTCGGAACACCTCCCAATACATTGCGTCAACCCAGGTAGCCACATCCACGCCACTGGTGGCGACGAAATTAGAGGTCTTCGAGTTCAGGTAGTCGATCAACTCATCACGCCCTGGCTTGCCATTGCGTTCGTCACGGCTGATACGCAGGTATTCAAGGGAAACGTTGACCGGATGCTCCGTGACGATTTTGAATTTTCTTGGCACGGTGAGCTCTGGTTCACTTTGCATCGACTTATGCAGAATCGAGCTGTGTGGAATCTTGGCCTTCCCGTCACCTCGGCTGAGAACGACTAGATCACTTCTGGCCCAGTGCGCCTTGTTAGTAGTCTTCACCTGCACGAATTCGACGAAATTGTCGTACACGACATCAATGTCGTCGGTGACCTCACAGCGCACACGCTGAATCGCCTTATCACGCAGCATCTGGGTAACGTAGTAGGCGGCAACACAATCCTGAAAGATGAAGCCGTGCTTGGCAGCGACTCCGCCAGCGTCATTGGGTTCCATCACGACATCCATGGCAGCTCAGGCTTTGGAATTTATGGCAATCGCCTAGCTACGTCCAGTCTACTGATGGCCCATTGCCTTACTTGGCTCTTTGCAGCAGTGCCTGCCGATTGATCAAATACTTTACCAATGCTTGCGTACGCTGCTTGGTGCCTAGGTAGTGGTAAAAAAGTGGTAAAGAAAAAGTTTAGAGTAGGCGTAAGCTTTTGATATTTCAGAATTTTAAAGAATTATCGGTCCAGTCCATCATCGGTGCGACAGAAAACCTCCTAGATACCGTAGTTGCTGGGCTTACGAGTATTTCTGCGGGTTTCATGGGGTTTCCGGTTGCTGCTGATTCACTCCGATTTGCTACCGTTTAGCACTATTGCTTAATCTCCTTTGCTTAAATGTAGCAACGCGAGACGGGCGTGTAGCAAATGGGGACGATTACTCAAAGGAAGCGCAAGGATGGGTCCGCAGCTTTTACGGCTCAGATCCGCATCATGCGACAGGGGAAGGCAGTTTATCAGGAAAGCCAGACGTTCGACCGGAAGGCGGCGGCCCAGAACTGGCTGAAGCGCCGAGAGGCAGAGTTGGCAGCGCCAGGCGCGATCGAGCGAGCCAATCGCAAGGGCGTCACTGTACGGGAAATGATCAAGCAGTATCTTGAGGAGTACGGGAAACTGCGACCGTTGGGCAGGACTAAGGAGGCGACGCTCCAGGCGATAGCTGCGACATGGCTGGGGGATGTGGTCGACCGGGACCTGACTTCCCAGGTGTTGGTCGAGTACGCAATGGATCGCATCGAGAAGGGCGGCGTGCAGCCGCAGACTGTAGGCAACGATCTTTCTCACCTCGGTGCCGTCTTGACGGTTGCGCGCCCAGCATGGGGCTACGAGGTGGATCCGGTGGCCATGGCCGACGCCAGGCGCGTTCTGCGCAAGATGGGAGGGGTTTCCAGGAGCAACGAGCGGGACAGGCGCCCAACTTTGGAGGAGCTTGACACCATCCTTGCCTACTTCGTTGAAATGCGGGAGCGTCGCAAGCAGCAGATCGACATGGTTCGGATGATCGGCTTTGCGATTTTCTCAACGCGCCGCCAGGAAGAGATCACCCGGATCCGCTGGGACGCCATCGACGAAGCACGCCAGGCAGTGCTGATCACCGACATGAAGAATCCGGGCCAGAAATACGGGAATGATGTCTGGTGCCACCTGCCAGATCAGGCATGGCGAATTTTGCATTCGATGCCCCGGCGCGAGGAGTTCGTGTTCCCCTATAACGCGAAGTCGGTCAGCGCTTCGTTTACCAGGGCTTGCAGCTTCTTGGAGATCGATGATCTCCACTTTCACGACCTGCGCCATGACGGCATCAGTCGGCTTTTCGAGATCGGATGGGATATTCCGCGCGTGGCCAGCGTCTCGGGCCACCGGGACTGGAATTCGATGCGGCGATACACGCATCTGAGAGGGAACGGCGACAAGTACGAAGACTGGCCGTGGTTGGAGCAGATAATAGAGGGCCCCACGATCGAGGCCCGGTAGGCGGGAGGGTTAGGATGCACGGCGCAGGGTTCTGCGCCCCATGAGCTTTTCGTGCTCCTCCTTCGCCGTTCTGTGCCGTTCGTCAAGGTAGTTCGCCAGGTCCGTCAGGTGTACGCCACGCGCAGACTTCTGGCTGTTCTCCATGCGTACCAGCGGCAAGTCGATTTCGCCGGACGCTACCTTCATCTTCATTTTCTCGGGGGTCAGGTGGCTGAAGTAGTCGGCGCAGACGCGTTCGAGGGGAATGATGGCGGCGCCATCGTACTGAGCCATCAACAGAAACAGGGTGTTCATTGGGCGTTACCTATCCCAGCTCTCCGGCCGGGCTGTTCCGCGACCCTTTCCGTTGGGCCGCGGGCATGGATGATTTCAGGTAGGATGTACCGGCTCACCGGTGACGGGACCAGCCTTGGCGGGCATGTGCCCCTGATCCGGTGGGCTTTCGCTGGGCGAAGGTCTGGCCGGAAACGGCTTTCCCGCCAGGATGCCCAGGGCGTCGGTGGCGCGCTGGACGATGTTGAGCGCCACCTGCAGCGCCGCCACGTCGTCTTGCATGCGCATGAGCGCGGTCATCTTGGGCCGGTGCTCGGCACATACTCTGTCGCGAAGCTGACCGGCGGCGCGGCGAACAGCGTCGGCCGTACCGTGGTGCTGGAGCACCAGGGCCATGACCAGTACCACGTCGACGCTGTGCATCTGCGTCGTGGTTGTGCGAAGGAGCCAGCGGGGAAGTGCGATGCCTGGTTTCTGCTTCATCCGAAGCACCCCGCCTGCCAGGCCGCCAGCGTGCGAACGATCGGGAATATCTCCACCAGTCCCAGTTTTAGTTCAGACATTGTCGCTCTCCTTTCCCGTATCGATCAGCGCTCTGCATACCGGGCAGTCCGGATCGCGCGCTTCGTGCCCCTCAATGTCATCAGGGCACAGTCCGTTGTTCAGGTGCTTGACCTCTCCTGACGCGGCCTTTCGCAGCGTGTCGAGCGCTGATTCGCTGACCGTCAGGCCGTTGGGGCGAGGAGCGGCTTCAATCGCAGCAGCCCACAGCCATTCAAACTGTGCGCCGTGATGACAGCCACCGGCATAGGCCTTGTCGTCCTCCTTGTTGATGGCAATGAACATCTCCCGCGTTGGCTCAACCGGCACAAGCGCGTACCCATCCGGCACAACAGCCACCCTTGCGCGCAGTGCTGCGACTTCCTCCCTTAGCGCCTGGGCCTCGGCTTCGAGCTTGGCGTAGTCGGCATATCTGGCGTACTGGCCATGCTCTGACGCATACGGAACAACGCTCTCGAACTGGTCAACGGTGAAATTCAAGCGCTTCACCTTACTCATGACCTACCTCCTTGCCGGGCGCGGCGCGGTCCAGGCGCTCGATCTCGGCCAGGATCAGTGCACCGGCCTTGATCAGATCGCGGCGCGCGCTGGTCGGCTTCCACCACTGCTGGTCCCACGGCCAGGCAAGCGACACCAACAGGGCTGCGGTTCCATCATTCGGAGCGCTGGAGCCAGCCAGGGCGTAGCAGGCGGCGGCGCGGGCCATCTGGCCGTGGCTGTGCTCGTCGTCATGCTCCGGCGTCCATCCCTCGGCGGTGATCTGCCGGCGGCGCTCTGCCTGCACGTCGAGCCATGCCTGCGGCATCTGCCCAGCCTGGGCGGCTGGGGTGGAGATTTTCGCCTCAGCGACCAGCTCGTAACGGCCCCCACACTCTGGGCAAGCTGCCGCCATGCAGTTCTCGCCCGCGCAACCTGGGCACTTGTCCTCATCGGGTTCCGGTCCAGTCCATCGGCAATCGTGGCAAGCGGCGTAGTCGGCGGCGTCGTTGATACCGATGTGCCGGCAGTTCACGCACTGGCGAGCTTCGGCATAGCCCGCGCTGTGCTGAGCCTGGGCGGCTTCATACAAATCCGCCAACTTCGCATGCGCCTCGTTCATGCCGGCGATGGTGCGTTCTTGCTGTTCGACCCTGGCCAAGGCAGCGTCTCGCTCTTTCTCGCAGCGCCCCCAGCCGTTCGTTGCGCTACCGAGCTTGAAGATCAGCTCGGTGTTGCGCTCTCGCTGAGATTGAAGTTCCGCCCGCAGCGCCCCGGCGATGCGCTCGGCCTGGGCGACAAAAGCGCGGTCGATCAGAGGTGAGATCGTGACAACACCATCGTCACAGCACCACTCCGCGCCCTGATCGTCTGCATTCGCCTCGTACATGAAGATCGCGCGGCGAGCCTCTTTGTGCGGATACTTTGCTACGACCAGCCACGCCACCACCTCCGGCCGCTCCGCCTCTGGCTGCTCTGGGCACTTCTTGCAGCTTTTCACCCCATCGCCCGGACAGTTCTCGCCTGCTGGCGTTGCGCACACTGACGCAGGGGAGGGTTGCGCCAGGGCGGCGCCGGCCAGGCCCTGGGCGGCTTGCGTCGGCGCCTGGTCCTTGATCAGGGCCAGCAGGCTCTCGGCTGAGGAGTGAACGTCGTCGAGGTCCGTCGACCAGCGGTGCGGGGTGCTGTCGTGGATGTTGTCCAGGGCTTCGACGATGCCGCGTAGGCGGGTGGCGCACTGCTTGATCAGTTGGTGTTGGGTAGAGGACATTGCGGTGTCTCCGGTTGCTCCGGCGCCGGCGGCCGGCAGCGGAAGCATTTGCACAGGCCTATCCGTTGGCCCGTGGTGCGGCAGATGGTGGGGCGGTTCATTGCGGTGCTCAGGTGAAGAGGGTGGGCTGGGCGCTCTTGTCCAGCGCCTGCTGGATCTTTGTGAAGGCCTCGGGGTGCTGCTGGTCGAACGCTGGCATGCGGGGCGACTCAACCCAGGTGCCGCGCTCGGCCCCCTTGTCGAGCCAGGATCGTGTCCAGTTCGTCGCGCTGACGCCGCATTCGGCGATCTGCTTCGTGGTGATGAAGCCCTGGCGGCGAAGCGTGGCGATCACTTTCAACGCGCCTTCCTTCCACTCGGTGAGGCGCAGCGGCGCCGGAACGCCGGCGGGCACGTCGGGGACCACAATCGGGACGTGGCAGCGTTCAGCGGGGTTCCAGTCGAACAGTTGCGGCCCGCTCAAGTGCTGGAGCCAGTGGCGCAAGTGGAACTCGGGGAAGTCGACGAACTTGCCGTCGCGCCGACGGTGTCCGCGGGACGGCGCGACCACTGCGATGCCGCACATTTCAAGCAGGCGCGCGATTCCCTGGCTGGCCTCGGTGATCCGCCCGACAATGACCATGCGGTGATCTGGCCCGGGCGCCCCGTACCGGTCCTGCCAGTGCTGCGGCAGTATCTGGTCGGCCACCTTGGCGTTCAACTGCAATTTGGCCTCGACGCCGATCTGCCGGCCTTCCTCATGGACAACTAGGATGTCGAACCCGGCAGTCTCCGGGTAGCAGGTCCAGCCGGGGACTCGGTTGAACTCGTCGATGAACGCTGCGCAGAGTTCGGCCTCGCTCTGCACCAGCGGCGCATTGGATCTGGTCATGGTGCATTCCTTACCCCGCAGTTGGGGCAGTCGTCGAAGCGCTGATGCTCTGTGATGAAGCGTCCGCAGCCGCTGCAATTCAGCCTGGTGCTGTAGCTCAGGCGGCGCTGGCCCTGGTGCTCCGGCTTGGGTAGCTTCAGGCCGAAGAGCCGGAGGGCCTGCTTGTGGTTGAGGGAGGCCGCCACCGCAACAGGCCGGGCATGCTGGTCGATGTAGGACTTCGGCCAGGGCGCGCGCCCGCGCGCGGGGTGAGTATGCCGGCGTGGTCGAGCGGCCAGGTCCGTGCGGCGGCCAGGTTGGATGTCCGGCCGGCGGCCTCGGGTACCCAGACAAGACAGTTGCCGTCCCAGTCCCCGTCGTAGGCGACGTAGATGCGGTCGTCCGCTGGGGCGGTGGCGAGTGCCTGCGTCCGGGACAGGTCCAGGTCCTGGTGATCGACACCAAGTTCAGCCCGGGCGCGCACGTAGTCGACCGGCCAGGGCAGATCGGTTTCCCGGCACTTGTACTGCCGAACGGCATGGGCGCTGGTGAACGTCTCGGCTTCGTCGAGGTTGGTGGTGTAGCCGCCGCCGGCGCGCCAGAACATGGCCCGGCTCCCGACGTTGCTGCGGCTGTCTTGCAGGTAGAAGAGGTCGGTCATGGCGCATCCTCCGCAGGACCGGTGATGTGCTCCGCGTGCAGAGCGCGCATTCCCAGATTGGTGGCTACGGTGAACTCCAGCCTGGCGCCCTTCGAGTCCATCCAGCCGGGCAGCAGAGCGATTGCCTGGCAGGTGAGCAGCTTCTGCAGGTCGAGCCGCAGGTAGTCGGCCCACTCGAAGCCCGGAATCTCGCCGTGCTCGGCGGGGTTCTCGACCTGGTACCCGAGGCCTCGCAGGCGCGCGGCTTCGGCGTGGAACGCGGGGAAGTTGTGTTCGGGCAGGCCAGTCATGGGGCCTGCGAGGTAGATGCGCTGGGTCACGGCAGCAACTCCTCCCCGACCTGGCGGGCATGCTTGAGGCTGCCGGCCCTGATGCGCTTCCAGTTCTTCCCCCAGTCCTCCGTCAGGCCGCCCTGGCTCACGAAGAACGGGCCGTGCTTCACGAACACGGCGCCGCCGGCGTTGCGCATGACGAAGTAGGTGTTGTCGTCGACCGGCTCGTCCGCTCGGTCATGCTCGATTGCCCTGTCGGCCGGCGCCGTGTGCCAGTCCGGCCAGGTGCGCGCCTCGTTCTTCGTCTGCTTGGCGACCAGGGCGTCGATTATCTGCGCCGGAGTGGCGCCGGTGCGCCAAGCCCCGTCAAGGGCCAGGATCACAACGTCGATCCACTCGGCCAGGTCGCCAGGGGCTTCCTCGATCTCGCGCAGTTCCTTGCGGATGTGGTCGACGACGCCGGCGGCGCGCGACCCAGGCCCGAACGTGCGTTCGCTGAACCGGCGCTGGCGCTCCAGGTGCAGGTCGAAACGGAACACGTCCAGGCGCCCCCGGGCGCGGCCAAGCGCGTAGGCCTCGTCCTGGAACATCAGGAGGTGATCGCTGGTGCGTCCGGTCAGAACATCGAGATAGCGGCTGTGGAGCGCTTCAATGGCAAGGTGATCGTCGGGGTGGTTCTGGTTCGTCATGACTGCACCTGCTTCTGCGAACGGTTCCAGGGATGCCGGCGCCCGGGCTTGGGCTGCTGGCGCGGGGTGGTGAGCGCGTCGCGCAGGCTCATGCCGGCGGCGACGCGGCGGCGGACGGTCGTTGCGTGGACCGGGCTCTGGAAGTGCTCCACCAGTTCGGCGATGGTCCCGGTCACGCCGTCGACGGTGAATCGTCGGCTCTCGCTCCAGCGTTCGTGCGCGCGCTCCAGTGCTGCGGCCTGCGCCGGCGTGAACCTGCCGCGCGACGCTTCGTAGGCCAGGCGGTTGCCGAGCGTCGTGCCGTTCTTGGCCCACTCGATGGGCCCCATAGCTCCGATGATCAGGTCGAACTTCCAGCGGCCCAGGCCAAGGGCCTGCATCGTTGCGCGGCGGGAAAGCCCGCGCGCGGCCGAGTCACGGATGAACTGTTCGGTGTTCATGAATGCATCTCCCAGAGCAGTTTCTGTTCTTGGTTGGGCGTTTCCACGCGAGGGCGGCTTGGGCGGTTCCAACTGCCTCCGCCGCGGATGCCCACCAGGTGCCAACCGCTGGCACGCAGGCTTGCGCCGGCCTCGCTGGCGAGGATGTAGGTAAGGAGCCTGCGGTAGCCGAGGGCGCGTGTTGCACGCCAGGCCGCGCCGTACAACTTCGAGCAGCCGTTGCGTGCGCCGTCGGTGCAACAGCGGGTCACCTCGAGCGTCATCCCGTCGTCGAGGTGGCGCGCTACCGGGCGTCCAACGATGGCCACCCCTACGATGCCCCCGCCGGCGGCGAGGCCCAGGCTGAACTTATGGCCCTGGACCGGGCCGTGGTGGCGGTGGTGCTGCTCTACGAACGCATTCGCCTCGGCCAGGGTCAGGGGGCAGATTTCCAGCCTGTTCATGATCTGGCTCCACACGACAGCGCATGTGCCAGATGGCGCGCATAGGTAGAGACCGCCCTCCAGTAAGCAGCCATCGGTCCTTTCCGGCGGCGCCAGGCGTTCTCCGCTTCGGTGTTCGCTTGGTCGCGCAACTCTCGGAACAGGGCTTCAAGTCGTGCACGGTCTTCTGCAGGTAGGTGCAGTAGTGCTCTACCTGCCGGGAGCTTCAGTAGCGGGTTGAGGTAGCCCATCAGCGCGACTCCTGTTGAACTACGCTCAGCGCCACCGCAACCGGGCGCACCCAGATCGGCGTATTGCTGAGCATGAACGTCTCGCCCTGCTCGGCCAGCAGCAGGGTGGTGCCCATCACGCCGGCGATGGCCTCGGCCGCGGCCGGTGGTACGGCGTTGCCGATGCGCTCACGCCAGTCGCTGTCGCTCAGGCCGTCGAGGACCAACTGCTCTTCGGGGTCGACCAAGCTCTGCAGCGCGGCGAGTTCCAGGGTGGTAAACGGCCTGTGCCAAGTGCCGTCCAGCGACTGGATGATGCAGGTCAGCTGGTCGTTCGCCGCCGGCATGCGCGGGTCGGCGACGCTCCACCTGTCATTGTCGTGCCGAGCACTGGCCGATACCGCGCCCGCGGACTGGTCGAACCCGACGACACCGTAGTGCCCGCCGGTCAGGTAGGCGTCGCCCTTGGTGCGATCGAGCACGCGCGGATCAGCGATCGACAGCGCGCCGCTGGCCACCTGCTGGGAGCCGGTGACCGTGCCGGTAGCGCTTCCCCACTCGCCGACGTGCAATTTGCGGCTGCTCGCCCCTGGGTGCCAGTTGTGGTACCTGGGATCGGCAACAGCCTGGCCGCCGGAACTGGGTCCGTGTCCGGTGGTCACCGTTCCGGCGTGCTGGTCCATGCTGACGACGCGGAAAACGTTCTTGTGCCAGGTCACGTCCGGGCGTGGGTCTGCTACGGCGAATGCGCCCTGACCGGTGGTGCTGGCCGCGATCACGGTGCCGGACGGACCGTCCCAGTCGGTGACCGGGTACTTGCCGAAACTCTGGCCGCGGGGATCGGCGACGGAGTACGTGCCCTGGCCGGGCGACTTGACGCCGATGATGGCGCCCGAGGTGTCAGTCCAGCGGCGCACGCCGTACTGCTGGTACTGCAGGGCGTTTGCCGGCGCGCGAGGATCCGCGACTGAGAACCGCCCGTTCATCGGGCGGCTCGCGCCGGCGACAACGCCACACGAATCGCCCCAGTGATTCACGCCCAGGACGCCCCGGTGGTACTCCGGGACGATGATCAGATCGCGCAGGTAGCCGTCCTCGACGGCCAGGTCATTCAGGCTGCGCCAGTCGCTGCCGGCTCGCACCAGAGCGAGGCGCACCCAGGTCTTCCACTGCAGGGACGGCACGCGGTGCATCGGGCCTGCAGCATCGATGTCGCCGGGAAGCGGCATGCGGCCGAGGATGTCGCCGACGGCGCGCAGGCTCTTCTTCTCTGGCTCGTACAGGAAGGGCGGCACTTTCTCGACGTGCCGCGCGACAAGCAGGAAGCGCTTGCGGCTCTGTGCCAGGCCCCCCAGTTCGCCGCAGTCGTGGGTGGTTTCCGCCACAGCGTAGCCGAAGCCGCCGAGTAGGCTGTTGATCTGGTCCAGCAGGTGCCGGCCGCGGCTGGCAAGGCGTGGGACGTTCTCGAAGACGATCAGCGGCACTGGGTCATCAGCCCATGCCTCGCCCATCAGCCAGATGCAGCGCAGCGTCAACTCGTTCAGCGCCTGGTACTTCGGAGTCAGGCTCATCTTCTCGGACAGCAGGCCGGAGGCCCCCTTGCAGGGGCTGGAGATGAACACCGCGTCCGGGCGCTTGCCCTGGGCGGCGCGGCGGATGTCCTCCGGGGTTGCCTCCCGCCAGCCTGTCGGCGGCTCCTTGCCGTGGAACCGCACGTACTGGTCGCGGGTGAAGAGGTCTAGCAGGGTGCCCGGGACGCCGGCCAGGCGCTCGAAGTCGCGCAATCCGGCCGGGTCCACGTCGATGCCGCCGAGGCATTCCCACCGGGCTTCGACGTTGCCGACCCGCGGACGCGCCCGGTTGAAGCCTGCGGCGCCGCCGCCCAGGCCGCAGCAGAAGTGGAAGTGGTAGAGGGTGCGCTTGATCATGCGGCGGGTTCCTTTTCGCGAACGTGACGATGCACGGCGCCATGCGTGATGGCGCAGTGATGTCGTTGGGGCTAGAGTTGGGTGGCCCGGCATGGGGCCGGATCAAGGGGAGAGCGATGAGTTGCTACATCTGTGGGGCTCAAGCCAATGTTCTGCAGGAGCCTGACGATCAGCGGATTGCATGCCCTGACTGCGGCGATTACAAAATCACAGGAAGCGCAGTTGCAGTACTAGAGGCAAACGGTTGGACACTGGATGCCGATATCACTCGGAGATGGATTGGTACGTTCCAAGGAACCGGCAACATCCCGATGATCACATCCACCTTGGCTCTCCAGTTCATCAATACGAAATAGTCGTCAACTGGTCGCTTCGAAAGGGTGCGCAGAACTTGCAGGCAGTTGCCCACATGCAGGGTGTAGGGGATGTGATCAGGCATCGTCAGTACTCGGTGAACAGGCACTGGACGCCGCCCTGCCTGACAGGGCGGCCCACGAGGCATGGTTGAATCGCCCACAGGGCGGCGTCCGGTGCGTGCTGGGAGAGAACGCGCCCCGGGTGGGGCGCTGTATCGAGGGTCAGGCCGCAGCCTGATGATGCTGGTCGACGAGTTGCCCGGCGTCGATCCAGACTGCCTGTAACCAGGCCGGCGTCTTCGCCATCGGTTCCTTGAGCGTGCCGGCGACGATCACCGAGTCGATTTCCTTGTCCATGGTCACGGCGCGCAGCAGTGTCAGGGCCTGACTACGACTCGGCAGGTCCAACACGTCGAGGCGATCCAGCAGCGCCAGGCGCAGGCCGGAAATCGTCGCGATGGCCAGGGCGATGGTCGCGTCGCACCGCCAGCGTTCGGACTCGGACAGCAGGCCGTACAGTCGACCGCCGAACGTGACATCGATGTCGGCGCTGATCTGTACCGGCGACCAGCCGGCGGTGCCGGATAGACGCTGCAGCAGCTCGTTCACCGGTCCGATCGCGTCGGCCAGGATCTCAGCCGGGATTCCGGTCGGCGACAGCGCGTCGGCCATGCCGGTCCACGCCACCACATCCTGGTGTGCGGCCTGCGCTTTCGCGATCGAGGCCTCACGCTGGGCACCAGCTTCCACGGCTTCCTGGAGGGCCACCAGCTTCGCGCGGCTCGCGTCCCGGGCCTGCCGCAGCTCGTTGATAGCCTGCTCGCCGTTGGCGATCGCTTCGGCGCTGGGCGCTTCGGCGGACTCGGCTTCCAGGGCCTTGATCTGCTCAGCGGCTGCCAGACACTCGTCCAGGTCCCGCTGGCTGTTCGCCACGGCGCGCTGAGCACTGGCCAGATACTGGCGGTATTCCGGCAGACGCTTGGCTGCCTCGGCGTCAGCGATCTTCTCAGGCGGCTGATGCACCACCAGAGCACCGGCCTGCAGGTCGACCGCGCCCTGACAGTGGGGGCAGGTCAGCGGCTGGTGCGGCACGCTGCCGGACGAGGCCAGCTCGGCGGCCATGACCTTCTCGGACCACTCGTCCTGGTTCTGCTCGTCCGTGCTCAGCTTGTTGCGGCGGCGCGGCTCCAGGTCTACCAGCTCGCGCAGATTGGCGATGCGCTGGGCACGGCCGTCGGCGGCCTGGCGGGCCTGCTTGCTGGCGCCCAAGGTCTGCTGGGCTTCAGCCAGATCGTCCTCGAGCGCCTGCAGGGCGTGACGGGCTTCCTCGACCTGGTCGTTGGTCACCGCGGTGGCCACCAGCTCCGGCGCCCAGTCAATGGCCTTCTCGCTGCCGTAGTTCTCGCCGGTGATTGCCTTCCAGGCGCCGCGCGCCTCGCTGGCGTAGGACTTGGCCTGCTCGACGGCGGCCGGGAACCCGGAGCGGAGCAGGGGCTTCACCTTCTCGAACAGCGCCAGGTCCAGGCCTTTGGCTTCCAGCCGCTTGCCGACCTCGGCCGGGCTGGCGCTGGCGCCGGTCAAGTCGAACAGCACCCGGCGGCGATCTTTGACGTCCAGAGCGGCGAAGCGGCTGGCGTCGAGCACGAACGGCAGGAACGGCGAGTCGGCGAGCGGGGAGCCTTTGCCGCTGGGCAGCGCGACGCCGCAGCCCTGCACCTCGCCGGACTCGTCCAGCCACTCGACGCGGGCCTCGCCCTTCTTTGCGCCCTCGGTGATCAGTTGGCCGATATGCTGCTTCTGCGCAACGCGGCCGGGCTTGCCGGTGAAGGCGTGGCTGATGGCGTCGAGCAGCGAACTCTTGCCGGCGCCGTTGTGTCCGGCCACCAGGAGCACCGGCGCAGAAACATCAAGGGCCGCATGACGCAGCCCTTGGAAGTTGGTGATTTCGAGTTTCGTGATGCGCATGGCTCACTCCAGGTCGAGGGCGATATCCCCCGGCTTCTTGACGACGCGGTAAGTGTTCAACTCGCGGGATTCCTCGTTCTCCTGCTCGAGCACGATGACGCCCTGGTCCAGCAGTTGGAGAATGACGCGCTCGGCTTCCTCGGTGGTGAGAGCGAAGCGCGATTGCAGCCAGGCCGCGTCGAACACGTCCTTCTTGGTGGCGACGCCGATGGCGATCTCGCCCAGGGTGTGGCCGGCGAAGCGCTCGACGGTGAGTTGCGGCAGCTCTTGGAACTCGGCATCGACGACGTCGCTGTCGTCTGCTGGTTGCATACCGCCCCAGGCGCCGGCGTCTTCCATGTCGTGGTCGCCGCCATTCAGGTCCAGCGGGTTCTGGTCCGGGTCAGGCTTGACCTGGTCCATGCCCTCGGTGAACTCGTTGGCGCCGCCGATGATGAGCAGGCAATCCTTGTTCACCGCGAACAGCAGGTCCTCCTTGTGAGGGCTGCTCGGATTCACCACGAATACGGCCTTCATCTTGTCCTTCGCGGTCATCGACTCCAGCTTGCCGTAGACCGTGTCGCGGTCGCCGCCGGCAATGGTGTGGACCGCGATGGTGGCGGCATTCCGTACCTGGCGCTCCAGGCGGTCGATAATGTCCTGCTGCTTGGCCTCGGGAAGCTTCTGCCAGCAGTCCGGCATGATCCGGATTTCCTGGATCAGTCCCTGCAGCAAGCTCTTGCCGAGCGTGTCGGCGGTCATGTTCATGAAGTGCGGGTTGTTGCTCATCGGGTATGGGTCCTATTCGTTGGCGATCCGTTCCAACTGCTCGAGTTGGGCGTCGCTGAGGTAGGTGTGGGCGCCGTAGCGCTGGAAGTTGCTGCGGAGGTCGGCCAGGAACTGCTCGTCCCAGTCCGTAGCGGCGTTGAGCTCGGCCGCGCCGAGTAGCGCGGCGAACTCCCCGACTTGGCCGTACCGCTCAAGGACAGTGAGGCTGGGCATGGCCGGTTACTCGAGATTGAGCTCGTCGGTGCCGGTGTCGACGGTGCCCGACTGCTGGCCCGGGGCGGGTTCGGTGATTTCGCCCGTCTCGGTGTTTACTCCGTCCGGCGGAGAGGGCTCGTCTCCATCGTCTTCGGCGGCGACAGCCGGCGGCGCCGGTTCTTTATCTCGGAGATCATCGACATGCACCGTCACGGTTTCACCCTGGATATCGGTGTCCCGCGGTTCGATGAAGTCGTTGACCTCTTCGACGGTCTGCAGGCCCATCAGCAGCTCAGGCGCATACAGGCGGCCCAGTAGGCTGGCAGCGCGGTAGCGCAACATCACCTCGGGCATGGTCTGCCACTTGCTGCCGTTCTTGGTGAGCCAGCCCTCGTCGAGCGCCATTTGAATCGACACTTCGGGGCTTTCGATCACGGGCACTCCGTACTCGCGGCACAACTGGAGCATCGACTTTTTGCGAAGCTCCTCGGGGCTGAAGGTCGGGATTTGAACGCCCCTCTCGGTGGTCCAGGCCGTGCAGGTCTGATGGCGCACCTTGATGGTCCTGGTCTCCTCGACCTTCTGCTTGTTCTTCCAGGTAGTCGCCTTATAGGAAACCTCCTGCTCTTTGCCCGGCTGGCTGAGGTCGTAGCGGAGCGGGTTGAAACGGCCGCAACTGTTGATCGAGGCGATGATGAACTGGCTGGACCAACTCGGCCGGCCTTCGATCACGTACAGGTTCTGCATCACCATCAGCGGATCGGCGCCCATACGCTGCGCCATGTTCAGAGCGACGATGCAGTTCGGCAGCCCGGCGCCGTTCGGGGTGTAGCCGGTGACCTTGCCGTACTCTTTCACCTCGGCGAAGGCGCGGTACTGCACCGGCACCAGGGTAGACGCGCTGAGCGCCTTTGCGACGCGCTGGATCTGGTCGAAGCCGGCGCCAACGCCGACCAGTTGCCGGCGAAATCGATCTGGTGGCAGGGACACGAATACGCGGCCTGGCCGGTGCAGATCGAGGGCATCGAGGCCAACAGCGATGGTACTGCGGCGCGGCCGAGCTTCACCGCCGGCAACGTCAATGGCCGGATTACGGCGCTCTGTCTGGCGTTCGAGGACCTGCTCCAGTTCCGCCTCACCATCCGGACGACGCTGGCGAAATACCTGGACGCGGCGAACTTCCCAGGCGGCAATCCCGACGCTGATCCCTCCCAGGAGATCGTCGAAATCTGGTACTTGGACCAGAAAACCAACGAGGACGGCCAGTACGTGGCTTGGGAACTGGCCTCGCCAGGTGACGTTGGCGGCGAGCAGGTCGGCCGGCAGATGACCACCCTTTGCCACTGGGCGATGACGGGCGGGTACCGCGGGCCCGACTGCGGCTACACCGGCCCGTACTTCGACATCGACGGCAACCCCACCGATGATCCAGCCCGGGACGAGTGTGATGGCTGCCTGGGCACCGGTTGCATCCCGCGCTTCGGTGAAGGGAACCAACTGCCCTTCGGCGGCTTCCCTGCCGTCTCGATCATCGCCAGGAGCTGACCATGCTCAAGCACATCCTGTCTGCCGTGCAGAAGCATGCCGCGGCAGAGTATCCGCGCGAGTGCTGCGGACTGATCATCCGTTCTGGCCGGAGCCAGCGATACGTTCCCTGCGAAAACACCGCTGCCGACGCCGGCGAAGAGTTCCGCATCGCACCGGAGGCGTATGCCGAGGCAGAGGACCAGGGCGAGATCGTCGCCGTGGTGCACAGCCATCCCGATGCCACCAGCCGACCGAGTGCCGCAGACGTCGCTATGTGCAACGCCTCGGGCCTGACATGGCACATCCTGAGTTGGCCGGAGGGCGACTTGCGTACCATCGAGCCCGTCGACCAGGTGTCGCTGCTCGGGCGCGCCTTCGTGCATGGGGTGCAGGACTGCTGGCAGGTCTGCTCGGACTGGTACCAGAGGGAGTGGGGCATCGAGTTCCCGCACTTCGAGCGTGCCGATGGCTGGTGGGAGCGGGCAGACGGTCCGAGCCTCTACGAGCAGCAGTTCGAGGCTGCAGGATTCGTCCGGGTGGATCGGCCGCAGCGCGGCGACATGATCGTGATGGCGGTGGGGCGCACCGCGCATCCGAACCACGCCGGGATCTACCTGGGCGACGATCCGTCGCTGCCGGGCGAGGAGACCAAAGTTTTCGGCGCTGGCCCGTTCCTGTTGCACCACCTGTACGGAAAGCCCAGCGAGATCATCGTCTACGGCGGTAACTGGCACGAGCGGGCTCGCCTAGTGCTGCGCCACAAAGACTCAAGAACAAGCTGAGCGGCCTGGCCGCAGGAGGATGTCATGTGTGAAGTCTACGAGCTGCGCATTTTTAACTTACTGGGATCTGCAGAAATTGCGCTGCAGAAGGAGTCCCAGATGGTGCGAGTAGAGCGACTCATTGGCAAGGTCAGCGGAGGTCCGGATTATCGCCGTTTAGTTTGCGGCGAGCCCGGCCTCACGGCAGTTCTGAAGTCAGGACAGTGCTCCTTCGGCTTCTCGTTGGTAGAGCCGAAGGAGGCTCGGATTAATCTGTCGGAGGGGTGAGGCCGCCGACGAAGTTATCGGTGCCCACCTGATGCGAGCCGTACTCGACTGCGAACCCGACGCCACGTGACGCAGCTTCCGCTAGGGCAGTGGCTTCAGAGGCGTAAATATCCACGAACCTCCAAGGAGAGCTTTGGACAACTGCCCAGCCCAGAACCCATCCAAGATTGTCGGGGTCTTTGGGGAGATTTTGCACAAGACTTCTGATTCCCATTTCAACCTCGTTCCATCAGTCACGGTTGTCTTTGGTGATTATGAATTTCGAGCCCTGTTCAGCATCTGGCCGGTATTCGTAATGGACCGGGCTGTCATTACGTTCAAAGTGATGCTTCACTATGCCCGAATACTTATTGCCTTCGATGCTGGAAACCGTGTTAGTGGTGGGCGCAGAAAGCAGCATCTCCGCATCGTCTGCATCAAACGATCGACGAATTGCGGCAGCTTTTTCCTTGTCAAAGTCTTCGCTCAGGTTATGAGGAATGAATAGATGCTTGACCATTTGACCTCCTAGGTCTTGATCGCCCCAGTCCATGGGCTTTCCGGCAACGGTCCGGGGCGGTTCGTTGGGAGGCACAACGCTACTACGCCCAGACCCAGGCCATGTACTGGCTTTCCGTCCAGGGTAGATGGGTGGACAGGCAGCGATAATGGGTTGCGCCTAAAAATCTCTGCTAATCTCCCTATGCTGTTGTTCATACGGTACTTGCCAACTAAGGAAAGGGAGGCGCTATGTCGAACTCAGAAGATGAGCTCCGTTATGCTCGTGCGATGGTCTGGATTAACAATGTTTTTGGCGGTGGAGTAGTTCCTCACAGAGAGTTTTCACCTGAAGAGTTGATATCTGAGGAATTTTCTTCGTCAGCTCTGGAATCATTTAACTCAGTTAGTAACAGTCTTGCTTCAGAAGATATTAAGGTTGATGATAAATTTGCTAATATCGTCAACTTTAAGTCTAGCGCTTTTAGGTCTGTAAAAATAACGCTTGTTAATAGAAGTCCATATAGTTTGGTATTATTCAAGCACAGCTTGGAGCATAGTAATTGGATGGGTGGGTCTCTACCGCCAGAGTCTATCGCTCCAGGCCAAGCCGTTGCCTGGGGGGCTGAGTCAAACGGTTTAGCGGTTGGCACTGAAGGATGGGTTGAGTATCTGATATGTGGTGATTATAAGAATGCCGGTCCCCAGAATATGAAAATGTCGTTCAAAGTATATTGGGATAATCCGGCAGCTGGTTCCAATTCTTGTCGTCACTCATGGCCATTAGGAGACGCAAGCCATCCTATCTGGAACAAAGTCTCGTTGAAGGATCCGGATCCTGACAGCATTAGCGGGAATGATTGCAAGATGCAATGGATCTTCCAGTACGAAGGCTAACCAGCAGTATAGAGCCCAGCCCCGCGCTGGGCTTTTTGCATCTGGTTCCCATGAAAAGCCCGGTGTTTAGCCGGGTTTGGTACTTCCCGCCTCCTAACGATGCTTGTGCTCGCAGCCATTGTGACCTAATCAAGTCGATGGACTCGACTCCCGGCAATCATCCTGTCAGCGCGGACAAGGTTTTCAGGTTTGCTCAAGCGACGGATGAGGCCGCGCGAGTGACCTGTCCTTCGGACGCCTGAACCCGGCCTTGTGGTGGGTTTTGCTGCTGGCTGTTTGCTATCCTGTGCCATCCTTGTTGTGGAGAGTCGTATGGAAGCTGACGAGAAAAAATGCCCATTCTGCGCTGAAATAATCAAGGGTGAGGCAATCAAGTGCAGGTACTGTGGCGAAGCACTTAATGAGGAAGTAGGGCTACTGCAACATCCTAAAAAGCCCACTATGGGGGCAGCAAAAAAAGTCCTGATCTGTTTAGTGCTGCTACCAATAGGTGCTCTGGTGGCTCTCCTAATTCTTGGTGCAGTTCTAGAAAGCACAGAGACCCCTGAGTCCAGGGATAAGGATAGGGCTCGAGTAGCTATCGATTTGTGCTGGAAAGATGTTGATGATCGACTTTTAGACATGTCGGCTAGGCGTTTCGCTAAGTCGGTATGCCAGAAACTGGCTGCTGATTATGAGGCGAAGTACGGCCGATCATCCTTCATACGGAAGGAATGAATAATCGCATAAACCGCCTCCGGGCGGTTTTTTATTACCTGGAGAAACGCATGACCACCGCAGCGCACCACACTCCGATGACCACCATCAAACTCTACGGCGCGCTCCGGCAGTTCGGTCGGGAGTACCGTATGCTCGTCGGGTCGACTGCGGAAGCGATCAAGGCCCTGTGCGTGCAGATTCCTGGCCTCGAGCGCTTCCTCGCCAATGCTCACCTGCGAGGTATGGAGTTCGCTGTATTCCGTGGGAAACGGAACATTTCCCAAGATGAGCTGCAGTACGGGGGCGCCGAGGAAATTCGCATTGCTCCGGTCATGCGTGGCCGGAAGCGTGGCGGGTTGGTGCAGACGATAGTCGGGGCTGTGCTGATCGCTGCTTCCTACGCTTTTCCCGTCATAGCCCCGTATGCGCTGCCTGCAGGGATAGGGATGGTTGCAGGCGGCGTCATCCAAATGCTCAGCCCCCTGGCCCAGGGCCTGAAGCAGAGCGCGGCGCCGGAGAACCAGCCCAGCTACGCCTTCGGCAGCGCTAGAAATACCACCGCCAGCGGGAACCCGGTACCGATCTGCTACGGGAAGCGCCGCTGGGGTGGGGCGATTATCTCGGCGTCGATTTATTCGGAAGACAAAATTTAATTAGGAATGTTTTCTTGCTTGTTTAGAGAGTATCTGTAAGAGAATTTTTTGCCATATATAGATCTGAAGTCTATTTGATAGTCGAAGCTTGTGTTTGGCGGCTGTAATGTTGTGAATATAAGCCTTGAGGTCGTGCACTCTTTGTTGTCGTGGATATCTACAAGGACGATTTCCTCCCCTGTTTTTAGTGAGTCGTTGGGGCGAGGCATTCCGGCAATTGCGCAGTATGGGGATACTCCTTGTTTAGCTAGTGCGTGTAGAATGTTTCCATCTATTTCCTTGCCATTCTCGTAGAATGTTACTTTGTCTATATATGCTGGCCCTAGTCCGTTATTGAATATTATCATTTTGTAATCATCTTTAAGGGATAGGTATGAATTTACTCTTGGTTCGACGCTTATGTAGTTGTGTTCCTTAAGGGTATAGGCTTGATATGCGCTTAGGGTTACGGCAGTTATTGAAGTGATCAGGGCGCACCACTCAATCCAATGTGATCGTGAGGCCTTCTCTTGGTTGCTCATGATTTTCATTCCTTGAAAGTGAAGTTGAATTTCCAATTTATATAGATAAACCCGCTAAGTGAATTTCTACTAGCACTTTAGATAGCCCGCTTATGTGCGGGCTATTTCATGCCCGGAGGAAAGCATGGGCGCAGTTCACCAGCACCTGGCCGGCCGCAAGGGCGGCAGTAGCAAACCGAAACAGCCGGTCGAGGCACCCGACAGCCTGCGCTCGGTCGCGATGGCCAAGATTCTGCTCGCCGTGGGCGAGGGCGAGTTCGCCGGCGTTCCGAGCGAGCGCGACATCTACCTCGACAACACCCCGCTGATGGACCCGAGCGGTAACCTGAACTTCCCAAACGTTAAGTGGGAGTGGCGCGCGGGGGCGGTGGACCAGGACTACATCCCGGGCATCCCTGCCGTTGAGAACGAAACCAGCGTCAACGTCGAGTTGCGCAGCGATACGCCCTGGGTGCGCTCGCTGAGCAATACCCAACTTTCCGCAGTGCGCCTGCGCTTCGCCTGGCCGGCGCTCCAGCAGCAGGACACCAACGGCAACATCGGCGGGTGCCGGATCGAATACGCCGTAGATCTGGCCACCGACGGCGGTGCCTATCAGGAGGTGCTGCGCGAGGCCGTCGATGGCAAGACCACCACCCGCTACGAGCGTTCCCGCCGGATCGACCTGCCGGCGGCCACCAATGGCTGGCAGGTGCGCGTCCGCCGCCTGACGCCGAACCAGAACAACAACCGCATCGCCGACACCATGCTGATCGCCGGCTACACCGAGGTGATCGACGCGAAGCTGCGCTACCCGAACACGGCCCTGCTGTACGTCGAGTTCAGCGCAGAGCAGTTCAGCAACATTCCGGCTGTCACAGTCGACTGCCGCGGGCGGAAGGTCCAAGTGCCGAGCAATTACGATCCGGAGACCCGGGCCTACCTCGGCATCTGGGACGGCACGATGAAACAGGCCTGGACCGACAACCCGGTCTGGCACACCTACGACATCGTGACCAACGATCGCTTCGGTGTGGGTAAACGCATCAAGGCTTGGATGGTCGATCGCTGGGAGATGTACCGGATTTCCCAGTACTGCGACCAGTTGGTGCCGGATGGGAAGGGTGGCCAGGAGCCGCGACACACCTGCAACCTGAACCTGCAAAGCCGCGCCGGGGCCTGGGAGCTGCTGCGCGACCTCACCGCTATCTACCGTGGTATGGCGTACTGGGCCCAGGGCCAACTGAAGATCCAGGCGGATATCCCGCGCGCCACCGACGTCGATTTCGCCTACACCAGGGCCAATGTCATCGACGGCCGCTTCAGCTACGGCTCGGCCAGTGAGCGCACTCGCTACAGCCGTGCCTTGGTCAGCTACGACAATCCGGCGAACAACTACGACACCGACGTGGCTGTGGCCACCGATAAGCGCCTGCAGCGGCGTTACGGCGACAACCCGGTCGAGGTGGCAGCCATTGGCTGCACCCGCGAGAGTGAGGCCCAGCGGCGCGGAAAATGGGCGATCCTAACCAACAGCCAGGATCGCACGGTAACGTTCCGTACCGGTATGGACGGGGCGATTCCGCTGCCGGGATGGGTGATTCCGGTGGCTGACGCGCTGCTGGCTGGACGGGAGATTGGGGGGCGGGTTTCTGCGGTTGCTGGCCGAGTGATCACCTTGGATCGCGATACCCAGGCAAAGGCTGGCGACCGGCTGCTCCTGAACCTGCCCAGCGGTAAGGCTGAGGCGCGAACCGTGCAGTCGGTTGCCGGGCGCGCGGTGACCGTGACGACAGCCTACAGCGAGACCCCGCTACCGGAACTGGTCTGGACCCTCGATGCCGACGACCTGGCGGTGCCGCTCTACCGTGTGATGAAAGTCAGCCAGCCGGAGCGGGGTGTCTTCGAGATCACTGCGCTGCAGTACGAGCCCGGGAAGTTCTCAGCGATCGACACTGGCGCCAAGTTGGAGAGCCGGCCGATCAGCGTTATCCCGATCACCACCGTGGCGCCGCCGGCGAGCGTCACGCTGACCTCGCACTACCAGTTCGATCAGGGGTTGGCGGTCAGCACGATGACCATCGCCTGGCCCCCCGTGGAAGGGGCTGTCGCCTACGACGTCGAGTGGAAGAAGGACAGCGGCAACTGGATCCGCCTGCCGCGTGCCGGCACCACCAGCGTCGATGTGACCGGCATCTACGCAGGAGGCTATCTGGCGCGGGTGCGCGCGGTGTCGGCGTTCGACATCACGTCGGTCTGGAAGAGCTCGATCCTGACCCAGCTCAGCGGTAAGACCGGCGCGCCACCGGCGCTGGCGTTCCTGCGTACCACCAGCGGACCGTGGAAGATCGGCCTGGAGTGGGCATTCCCGGCCAGTGGCGCGGCGGACACCGCCTACACCGAGATCCAACAGTCGGTTACCCCGGGCGGCAGCGAACAGAACGCAACTGCCCTGGGCTTGTTCGCATACCCGACCGACACCCACACGCTGACCTCGCTGGCGGCCGGCGCTCGCCTGGACTTCCGCGGGCGGCTGATCGACCGGACCGGCAACGTCGGCCCCTGGTCGGCCTGGGTCGACGGTATAAGCTCGACGGATGCGAGCGAGTACAACGAGCTGATCACCAAGGAGTACGTCGAGTCCGCGCTGGGCGAGCAGTTCTTCGCCGACATCGATCAGATGCAGGTCGATATCACTGGCCTGCAGGACCAGATCGACAATCTGACCGATGTGCTGGCCTACGACCCGACGAAGACCTACGCGAAGAACGATATCGTGCGGGTCGGCAGCCGGCTGTATCAAGCGAAGCAGGCGGTGCCGCTCAACGCCTCGCCGCCGAACGCGACCTACTGGGCCGACATCGGACAGTCGATCGAGACGGCCAACGGCCTGGCCCAGCAGGTGGCCACCAACACCGCGGATATCACCGAGCTCGACGGTAAGGTCGAAGCGGCGGCTTCGAGCCTGGATGTTCTGCAGGCTGTCGCCCGCCGGGAGCCGGCGACCGGAGAGAAGGCCGATGCGCTGAAGGGCTGGGACACCATTGCTCGAGCCGCCACCGAAGTCACCGTGCGGGCGAACGAGGATGAAGCGCAGGCGAAGCGGACGAGCTTGCTTGAAGCGCGTACCGGGACCGCGGAGGGCAGGATCGCCACCGTGGAGTCGGTCGTTGCGTCGAACAATGCCGTGACCGTCCAGCGGCTGGACCAGCTATCCGGCCAGGTTGCGAGCAACGCCTCGGCCATCAGCACCGAACAGACCGTCCGCGCCAACGCGGACAGCGCCCTGGGGCAGCGGGTGGATACCGTCAGTGCGCGCACCGATACCAACGAGGCGAACATCCAGACCACATCTCAAGCGGTTACCTCGCTGGATGGAAGCGTCAAGGCGCTCTACAGCGTGAAGCTCCAGGCGCATGCCAATGGCCAGAAGTACGCCGCTGGCTGGCAACTGGGCTTCGACAGCGGTACGAGCGTGACGACCATGGCGTTCCAGGCTGATCGGTTCCTCTGGTTCAACAGTTCCAGCGGGCAGACCGTGGCGCCGGTCTCGATCGTCGGCGGCCAGATGTTCATCAACAACGCGATGATCCAGGACGGCTCGATCACCAACGCGAAGATCGGCAACGTGATTCAGTCGACCGCCCTCGGTGCCAACGGCGAGCCGCTGTGGAAGTTGGATAAGGGCGGCGCGTTCACAATGAACAGCGCAACGTCGGGAGGGTTTATGCGTCAGACGGCAGAGGCAATAAAAGTGTATGACGGAAACTTGGTTCTTCGAGTCCAGATCGGGAATCTTGATGTATGAGTTACGGAATGAGAACGCGTTCGGCCGGCGGCTCAATACTCTTTGACAGCAACAATTACTCATTGAGGATGGTCTATCGTCGGGACTTGGGGAACATTCCTCAGGGACTTTCAGTTACGGTCCCTGGGTTCGACGGTTCTAAAGGTGTCATGTTTGTCGTCTGCAATACGCCGGATTCTAGATCTTGGATTCCCAGGCATACCATTAGCGGCTCGACTATTGCGTTTGGTTGGTCCGGTGATGTAACAGCGAATTACACTCTATATGCGGTGATGTTCTCATGAGTTTCGGTGCGAAGTTTGTTGGGAATGCCGGTCAGGTGATAATCGATCAGGACCACCCTTGTCTGCATCTGGTTGCGTCTGGTACCTACCCAGCCACTAATGCCCAGATCATCAACGTCTCGTACCCATCTCCGGTGCGGAGCCCGCTCCCACCGTTTGTTTTCTTTTGCCCTAATGGGTCGCATCACATAACGATGTTCCAGCATGCTGGTTCGGCTGGGAACTGGACGGGTTTCAGCTTCTACGTGTAGGTATTTCAAGATACAAGCGGCGTCGTACTGGGAGGGAAGTGGAAGGCATGCGCGGTGTTCATGCCGAAAACTGGCGGATGGGGGATGCAGATATTCGACAATCAGTCGAGAGTGGTATTTGACAGTAACAGGGATCTTGTTCGGTTCATAAGTGGTACCCAGATGCTGAATTATTACGGCACGAATGGTAACTATCTGGGGTATTACACCCTGCATTCATGGGCTGCACCGTGGCTGCATGGGACTGATGGGTATTTTCTGGTTAGTCATTTCAATGTACAGGCGCAACCGCCCCAAGGTGATACTGGAGAGTGCTCCATTGGGTTTGTTACTTCGGCCCGAAACACAGTCGTAGCAACTGTTCAAGTCGGCGGACCTGGGCAAGACGCAATACGAACACCTTTCCCATGGCCTCTTCTGGCCATTGCATAGCAGGAGAACTCTATGGCGTGGTACTCAACCGGAACCGTGGCGGTGACCGCAAATAGCCCGACCGTTACCGGTACCGGCACACAGTTCTCGTCCAATGCCCGAGTCGGCGACGCATTTCGCGGACCCGATGGACGTTGGTACGAGGTCACAAACGTCGCCAGTTCGACGGTCATCTCGATCAAGCCCAACTACCAGGGCAGCACGGCCAGCGGCCAGGCCTATGCGGTGGCGCCGATCCTGGGCTACGACAAGGACCTGTCGGATCGATTCAACCTGATCGCCAACCAGTGGGGGGCAACCCTGGCGGGGATCAAGCCCTGGGCGCTTTCTGCAAATGCGGCGGCAGCGCGGGGGGATCTCGGCCTCGGCAGTGCGGCGGTACGGGAGGCGCTCGGTAGTTCGGGCGCGCTGTACTCTCGAGACAGCATTCTGGGCGCCGTTTCGCAGTCGAGCGGCGTACCGACCGGTGCGGTGATTGATCGCGGGAGTAACGCGAACGGGGAGTATGTGCGGTTCGCGGATGGGACGCAGATTTGTTGGACGAACACTCTCACATTCACCGCTGGGGTCTCATCAGTCGGTGCGAACTGGTCGTATCCGGCGAGCTTTAGTTCCTCGTACCCCATCGCTGGGGCTGTCTCCGCTTCTGGTGCTGGTGGAGACTATGACTCTGGCGTGTCGGCGAGAAACCAGGGAGCGGCCTACTTCAATCCATCCGCGGGTACGGCTGGGGTGGGGGTCTTCTGCATATCGTCGGCATCATTCACGTCAGGCGCTCAGACTAGGAATAACAGGGTCGTCGCCATCGGGAGGTGGTTCTGATGATCATCAAGTTGTCACCGTACGCACCACTGCCAGGCAGCGACGAGCACCTGTCGCTGAGCAGGGCTGGCGATGTACTCACCGTGAACGGCCAGGCGTTCGACTTCACTCCGCTCCCGGAGGGCGGCGAGTTGCCGACCGAGGCCATTGGATCGGAGTTGTTCGCTGGTCCTGTGGCACGAAGGGATGGCCGGCTGGAACTAACCCTGCGGTTCCCGCTGGCCGCTGATGCCAGTGCCGCCGCTCGCTTCCCGGAGCCGTTGCTGATAGAGACCGATGGCCCGGTGGAGTTACCGCGATGATCGACTGGAGCCAGGTAAAGACCGCTGAACAGCAGGCGCAAGAACGCCGGCAGGCTGAGTACGATGCCGCAACCGCGGCGCGGGCAAATGCCTACCGCCTGGAGAGTGACCCGCTCAAGACCGAGGCCGAGTTCGACGCTATCAAGGCCGGTGTGGAACCGGACTACTCTGCCTGGATCGCCAAGGTCGAGGAGATCAAGGCTAGGTATCCGCGGCCGGACGCTGGCGGCGTGTAGGCTACCCATTTTGAATGGGGGCATGGCCGTGCTTGTGGTTCATCGGCGCGTATCGCCCGAACTTGCGTATCTGCCTTGGGCTGGTCGCTGCAACCTCTTCGTTCACGTCTGGAGCGCAGGCGGTCGTAGGGTGGCGGGCAGGAATCAAGGAGATATAGATTTTCGTCAGATCGGATTGGGATATTCCATGGTGGCGCCATTGAATGCCTCTGGATTTCGGCCAGAGGCATTGATTAAAATTTTCGCTGCTCCAGATTGGGAGCAGCATGACCGGGCTACTGGGTTTTCCCTTCTGCATAACCCTGCCACTTCTCAGCGCGGTCACTCAGGAACTTATCTCCGGTGACTGAGCTTAGTGCTCTGAGTTGTGCAATATGGATCGCATGGTAGCGTGGCGCGATATGCGGCGCTCGAGGTTGAAGATACGGAAGGCGAGAGTGCGTTATATAGCTTAGGTCATACGCGGAAAATGTCCCAAGGTCGTAATATGGGAGAATTTTTTCTAGTGTTTCGATACCGTCCTTGAATAGCTTATCGGCCTCAGCCGAGTTCGTTTCGGTTGCCCAGTCGTACAACCCGAGGAGAGTAAACATGTAGCCGTTCAGAGTGAAGACGTTCGGCTCTACCGGATATTCAAGGAAAAAAACGCGGCCTGACAACGATTGGTCAAGGTCTTTAAGTGTTGACTTTGGGCCGTATGGGTATGGAGTCTGTAGGAACTTCAGAACCTTATTGCCAGCGTCCAGCCATTTCTTGTCCTTGTCAATCGCATAGGCTCTGGCGAAGACACTTAGGGCCATGCCTTGATCCATGCCGGAAGTCCAGCCTACCGCCAGTGCTTGGGTAGAGGTGTAGTGTCGGTATGGGTATGCATAGCGCAAGGCGCCGTCATCACCCATTAGTGACAATAGTTTCTCCGCGAGAATGAAGAACTTTTTGGTTTCGTGACTTTCAGTAGATCGTCCATGTTCAGCCAGTGCAGCAATAGCTACCGTGCCAGCAGAGTAGTTGAACTTCCCGCCTTGGAAAACCATAGGAATTCCTTGATCGTCAAGCTTCAGGGTTTTGCTTGGACGATGGAAAACGGTCTTCCCGTAATTTAGATAATCTCCTGTCGAAGAATAGACCTGTGATCGATGATCTGCGTTCAGGCCCTGTTTTCGATACTGATATGCGTTTGAGAGGCCTAAGTTTTTCTGTTCTTGCGTAGGGCTGTGTGTTGGCCAGCTTTCTTTACTGAAGTCGCAGGAAGATAGTGCTAAGGCACCCATTGTAATTGCTACAATTCGCTTCATTACTTTGATTCCATTATTCCGGCTGTCTCGCTCGAAACGTCTTTCCGCCAGGAGTACCGATTCTTAAGACGCATTATTGGTTTTTCGAAGAATACGTAGCTCAGCGGCGCTACGATGAATGTTAGCCACACGCCAATGTCAACCGGAGGAGGGAATGTTCCTCCTGAGCGATATGGTCCGTTTCCTGTAAATATTCCCTGCCAGACGTATAGTCCGTAACTGATAACGCCAAGAACGGCAAGTGGCTTGAACTCCAAGGCTTTTACCAGCATAGAGTCTTGATTGTGGAAAATATAAAGGACAAGCATGCAGACGGAAAACAGCCAGATTACGTCCGAATTAATGAAGGCTGGAGTCGCTACGCCAAAAACTATGGATACCAGTAAGATGCTAGATGATGTCTTGTCTTTCGCTACGGCCACAATCGATGGGATAGTGCAGATAAATGCGAGTATGCAGCCTGCCAGGATCGGCAGCATCGCTGGGAATGTCCAGCGATTCATATAATAATTCTGGTTGTCCGGATAAAGTGAAGTCCCAATGATCACGCATGCAATCGCTACAGCACCCGCCATAAGCATGGCGACTCTCTTGCCAAGGCAGAAGATGATTGGCCAGAATAGATAGAAATGTTCTTCTACAGATAACGACCAAAAGTGCGACATTGCTGAGTATGCGCACTCTTTGGGGTAGAAATTTATTGTATATGTTAGAGCGTATACGAAAGAGCAGTTAGGGATGTTCGCTCTTCCGGTATAATTAATATACATTAGAAAAAATATTGCAAGGTAATATAATGGGAATATTCTAAGTGCTCTTCTTTTTATGAATGAAATTATATCTATCTTGCCCGTTGCTTCTTTCTCTTTTATTAGTAGGTAAGTGATTAGGAAGCCCGATAAAACAAAAAATATATTAACTCCAGTTTGTGCGCTAAGAGCGGAACGAACTGCTCCGCTAGTGATGCCTAATGCTTGCCATGCCTCCGCATGAGACATAATTACAAATAGGACTGAAATGGCTCTGAGCCCGTCAAGTCCCTTGATCTTACCGGCCATCTCTTACCTCGCGATGCTGAAAGCGGCGGAATTCTACCTGAAATGAGGTTGTCTATGCCCATCACCGAGCAGCAACTGCTGCATATCCTCCCGAACGCCGGCCCTCGAGCCGGCGTTTTTGTTGGTGCGCTGAACCGCGGGATGACGCGCTTCGGTATCACGTCGCCTGTGCGCGCGGCGGTGTTCCTCGCCCAAGTTGGCCACGAAAGCGGCCAGTTGACCCGCTTGGTGGAGAACCTCAACTACAGTGCCCGTGGCCTGGCTGCGACCTGGCCGAGCCGGTACCTCGGCGCCGACGGCCAGCCCAACGCCCTGGCGCAGCGCCTGGCGCGCAACCCCCGAGCCATCGCCAACAACGCCTACGCCTCGCGCAACGGCAATGGCGACGAGGCATCGGGCGACGGCTGGCGGTACCGCGGGCGCGGGCTGCTACAGATCACCGGCCGGTCGAACTACCGCGCCGCCGGCACCGGGCTGGGCCAGCCGCTGGAGCAGGAACCCGAACTGCTCGAGCAGCCGGAGTGGGCGGCGATCTCGGCGGCCTGGTGGTGGGCCAGTCACGGCTTGAACGACCTGGCCGACCGCGGCGAGTTCGCCGCCATCACTCGGCGCATCAACGGCGGGCTCAACGGCCAGGCGGAGCGCCTGGCGCTGTGGGGGCGGGCGAAGAGGGTGCTGTCGTGATCTCGGCCCGTGTTGTCTCGATCGCGCTGGCCTTCCTGGTGCTGGTCGGTCTCGGCGCCGCCGGCGGTGTCTGGCTCGGCGCGCGTCACTACCGGCCGCAGTTGGATGCCGCGAGCGCGGATCTGGCTGCCTGCCGTTCCGCTCGTGGGAGCCTGGAGGCTACAGTAGTGGAGCAGGGCGGGCAGATTGCCGCGCTGCGTCAGGCTGGTGAGCAGCGCGCCCGGGATGCCGCGCAGGCTGTGGATCGGGGACGGCAGCAGGCCGCGGAGCAGTATGCCGCGGCACAGCGCCTGGTACGTGAGCGAACCGCCGGTGAGCAGTGTGCGGCCGCCGAGGCGGTCATTGATCAGGAGTTGGGCCTATGAAACTGCAGGCGTGGCGAAAGACTGCAGGTGCAGCGATTTTCGGCAGGTGCAGCCGAAAGGCGCAGGTGGTGCAGGTGCTGGGGTTGGTGTTCGCTCTGGCGGGATGCGCCGGCCAGGTCGAGCCTGAGCCGCGCACGGTGCGCGTAGAAGTGCCGGTGGCGGTGCCGTGCCGAGTGCCGGCGTTAGAAGTGCCGGCCTGGGCAGCGGCTGGGCTGAAGAAGAGCGACGACCTACAGACCAAGGTCCGTGCGCTGCTGGCCGAGCGGCGGCAGCGGATTGGTTACGAGGCGCAACTCCTGGCTGCGAACCAGGCCTGTCAGAATTAGGGGTAGACTACGGCCTTTTCCTACGGAGCAGGGCGATGCTGGTCATTCGATTCAAGGGCTGGTCGGTGAAACTCGACCACCAAGTGGGTGGAGCAGGGAAGTTCGGCATCTGGTCATTCCACGGCTCGGAGAGCAGCTACGTCCCAGACATGCAGACGATTCTCCGGCATGCAGCGATCCGGCCGGCGGAGCCGAAGGAAAGCGGCGAAGTCGAGGTATTCATCTGCGACGCGCGCATGCCGCAGAATGAGTGGCGTGCCATAGGGACGGGCGTTGCTGCCTATGAGGCGGAGCGCTGAGTCTAACTCCGTCTGGGCGTGGATGTTGAGAGCTAGCTGTTTTGCTAGTGGTTGCGGTGTTGTTGGCTACCGAAACTGCGCGCTCGAAGCACGGAAGGAACGCCATGGATATCGAACGGACGCATATTCACAGCCAGCACGGCATCAACTTCAGCTTGGCGATCATTCGCCTCGCATGGGCGGAGCGCAGCCGGCTGCTTCACATGAAGTACTGTCCGTCAGTGAAAGCCAGTCACGCGACTGCTGATCTTGCGGTTGAGGTTTTCGACCGGATGCAGGCAAAGGACCGACCTTGCATACTGAGGGTTTTTGTCTCGCTGCCCCTGACCCGAGCTCAGGCTGACTCTCTGAACCAGCAGCGTGTCACCGTTGCTGGCATGGTCGGTATGCTTGCGGGTGTAGCCGGTAAACGCATCAACACTTTTGTTGGGGTTGGCAGCGGCCTCGCAGTTCGTTGGGCTACTCAGCAGGCCTTGCCGACCTACCACGCTGGAGACGTCATTATCAGCGTTGAAGGGGAGGTGTCCGGCGGGATCGGGCCCCAGCATTCTGTCAAGTCGGAGATCGTCCAGAGTGCTGGAGAACCTGCATGAATGATGTCATCCAGTTCGCCATCTGGACTGTAGTCATTGTTGCGGTCGGTCACCTAGTGCGCAACAGGGAGGTCCGGAAGTGGCTTGGAATCGCTGTGTTTGTTGCGGCTTGGGTGCTTATTCTTCGCTTCTCCTCGGTCAAGTTGGCAGGCTTTGGTCTTGACATCTTGGGGATTTGCCTTGGCATCCTCGGGGTTGACCTTTTTTTTCGACGGGACAAGTTCTCAAAAGCAGATGAATGA